CGTTGCGCTGTAGTTTCGTCATCGAATGCCGCTTCCATAGGCCAATCGGCAGTTGTTCCAAGGTTTTCATCAACAAAGTCGATATACTCGCGCATGAGTTTACGGAGCCTTGCGACCTCGTTGGTTTTCTCATCAAGTGCTTTCCGATATTCAACGCAAGCGGCTAGGTATTGATTTTCCATGCCGTACTTGTGGTCACAAATTGTGACCAGTTCAAGAAAAATCTTTTTGCTTGACAGGGTTTGTGAATAACCCCTATGTACCCCATACTGCTCCTGCGGAGAGCATCAAGCTAGTCCAATTACTTTCCTCAAATCTTCTGTCCTAGCTAACCATCCTTTCAAGAACTTCCTAGATGATGGTCTATTCTCTGCAAGAGATTTATAGAATGATTCTTGAAGGTCTAAAAATTTAGAGCAATCAACTCCAGACATAGATTTTATCTTGGTTGCGCGACCAACTCCACAATTCACACAGCAGTTGAAAAACACCCAGTCAAACTGCGGAGCGTACTCATCACAATGGAGGTTGCAGTATTCAGTCCAGTAGATCCCTGCGGCTTGATCTGCGGTTAGATTCTTAATGTCCACATGGGGGTGGGAACGCTGGTCAATTCCGTAACGGGTCGCCCCTCCGGGGTCGCTTTTGTCATCCTCATAGGTCGTACCTTCCCACTTGAAGATCCAAGGGATTATCTCATTTTTGAAACGACTGGTCATCAAAGTATCGTGGTTTGTAAACCCTCTCGTTCACTTCCGTTTCTGGAAGTGCTTGATTGGAGTCGATCTTTTCGTCTTCGCTGATGTGCTGGAGAGCAGACATAGCCTTCCAGTCCATAGCGGCTGTCCCGGTGATTAGGGTTGTAACCAAAGCTCCGAAGAATAGGACAACGAGGTTGGCAAGCTCAACGATCTCTTTGGCCTGTTCAGAATGTGAGAGAATAAGAAAAGCACTAACGCCAAAGACAACCAGCACAGAACTAGCCGCAATGAGGGCGTAGATTGCCTTCTTGGACTCAAGAGGGCGTTGAGTAAGTTTCTTTTCAACTAGGGTGCGAACTTCCATGCCGTTTTAATTCCAATATATCCGACGACTGCGAGGATGGAGGCAATGGCAATGCTCCTCCAGATCCAAAGCTCCTTTAGGGCTTTCTCCTGCTTTTCGTGCCAGTACGCCGCATCTTTCTCTGCTTTGTCGAGCAGGGTAGTTTGCTTCTCGACTTGGGCTTGGTAGTCTGCCAACGACTTCTGTAGGTCGATGTAGGCTTGTTTCCCTTCGGGGCGAACATACGAAGCAACCCTAGCCACATTACGCTGGACTTCCACGCTTGATGGAGGAGTGAAGTGATCTTCATGGTGAGCGCATCCTACCACACACAGCATTGCCACACCAGCAATGATATGTAGAGCTTTCATTTGTTCCTGTTTTTGTGATCTGCCCAGATGTCGTAGATGAGTTTGGCAAATGAGGCGAGACCCACAAAGATGCCAATGACAAGGGAGAGGACGCGCAACTCTAGGTCGAGGGCTGGATCAAGGCTGATCGTTGCGGCGGCGAGGGGAGCGGTAGTACCGACAAAACCCGTAGCGATTGTGTCGGTATGGTGAATCATGCTTTAGCGGGGGCAGGGGTTGGCTTGGTAGCCTTGGCTACTGGCTTGGGCTGGGCGGGAACCTTGGGAACCGAAGGCTGGGGATACAGGGCAGTAATCGAAGCGGCAATGTCCTTGCCAAGAAGCTCTGCTACACGGGCATCCACATCAGCATCCGTGAACTGACCAACCTTGTCGTAGGTGGGGGTAGTAGTGGCATCCCAGAGTTTAAGAGGAACATTGGCTCCTCGGAGGAAAGCTGTAGCGGAGTTTGCGTCGTAGCTTACTGACCAGTCAATCTGGTTAAGCACGATAGGCTTGATAGCCTTCCCATTGACGGGGGCAGGGGAGATGGTGATTGGCGACTTGAGAGCGATCATAATTTTAGAGTTTGATAAACCAAGGGAGATTAAGCAAGCGGGAAATGAAGCCGCCTCCACCTCCACCAGCAGGGATGTTATAGACAACGCCATCTGACATAGTGCTAAATTTATAGCCAAATGAGTTCTTTAGTGCATCTAGTGAATAGACATAGATTCCTCCATTAGTAATCCCGTAGCTAGTGAACTCTTGATAGATACCAGAGTTGTCATAGAGATAAATGCTTCCATTAACAAATGCCTGCCCAAGATTGCTATAGAAGTAGGAGCTGTTATAGAAGTAGCAATCTCCGTAAATTACGCTTTGTGCCCCAGAGTAGTTAAAGAACTCTGCATCAACGCTAACATTGAGAGTGAGGGGAGTATTTAAGTATGCAGAACCATAGAACCTAGCACGATTTACATTGATTGTGCTACTTGTGTTATATGCGTAAAGAGCGGCATATAGATAGATGTTTGTGCCAGCATCGGGAAGCTCTTGCGTTCCCACGCTGTTAAGAGGACGGGTGGTGAAAGTATCATCAGCCCACCAGTTGTTTAGATCCTGCCAGTTTCCAGCGGCTCCAGACCCGGTTGCTTGATCGTTGAAATACTGATCTTGTGCGGCAGGCCAGCCAAGATACTCAACAGTCCCATCCACGATGCCGCCAATAGGATAGTTGCCTTGTCCACCATCATAATAGACAGTTGCATTGCCGACAATATGCCCATAGTTGTAAGACTGCTCATGGAACACGGCATTGCCATTAACGGTTCCAATCGTCGTGGAGCTATCACGGAATGTGGCGTTGCCTGTGATTTGAGCATTCTCGCCAAGTGAGCAAGTGTCGTGGACGGAGATGTTGGCAGAAGCCGTTCCATCAAATACTCCTCCAGTTCCAGAGATGTTCACTACACCAGCCGCACTATTAAGGACAAGCGGGTAGTAGAAAGAAGCGGAATAAAACTCTGCGGATGCACAATAGCACACACCATCTCCAGCAGTATTCTCAATCACATCTGCGTGGATTTGTACGGGATTTGTGCTGTCTGGAAGGGCGGTTGCAGGGGAAGAGAAAGTAGGGTCAGCCCACCAGTTGCCTAGATCGCCCCAGTTGTTATTGTTATTGGCGTTGTTGTAATAAAGCTTGTTGAATGGGTAGGTGAGGCCACCACCGCTATTGTAGAGCTTGGTTACTTCATCGGAGGAGAGTGCGCGATTCCAAACGCCAACTTCGTCAATTCCATATCCAGAACCAGAAATATAAGTGCCATTAGGAGCCGCAAACAAACCATAGTTTGAAGTATAATTATTTGTATCAGGGCCATCTGCAACAGATGCTCCATCTAAATACAAAGTAATAACGCCATAGGATCTGCTTAAAACATAATTATGCCAATTATTATCAATAGAAAGAGAATTATTAATAACTGTTATTGATGTTCCAGCAATACCAACACCAAACAAAGTTGGCGTTATGTTGAAATTTACGCCTATTGAAGGAGTGCCACAAAATGATTGACCAATGCTTGAGGCATTATTAGCCCAAATAGAAACAGAGAAATCTCCAGAAAAATTAAATGAATTTGATGTGTTAAGCCAACCGCTTCCGTTTGCTACAGCATCACCAGCAATGATTCCTGTTCCTAGGGGAATGTTGTTGTTGTTGGTAAGGGAGTAGCCATTCCCAGTAGAATCGGCAAGGCTGACATTCCCTGCCCCATCATCATTTAGATTCCAATATGCTTGGCAACCAAAAGTCAGAGGAATCTCAATAGGAGGGTTGCTAAACGGATAGGTGTTGCCTGTTCCGTTGTAGTAGAGGTTATAGACTTCGGTTGGGGATAACGCACGGCTCCAGATGCCGACTTCGTCAATTCCTGCGTCTGGGGTGTCGGGTGCTACAGGGTTTTTACCAATATAAAATCCATTAGCCGAATAAGAAGATCCAGCGTCATAAGTTGAATTCAGATTACCATTCAAATATGTGGTTATGACGTTTCCAGACTGAACCATCACATAATGATCCCAAGATCCTATGCTCCAAGAATATTCCCCAGTAATACTTCCGCTGATTCGTGGGTCATAATATGAACAATTACCAGTTGGTGTTCCAGATGGATTAATTCCACCATAAGACAAAACAAAAACGGATGGGTATCCATTACCAGCATTCATGCTGTTAAATTTAACCCACATAGAGATAGTAAAATCTCCGCTGATTGATATGCCGCTATCATCTAGCGATTGATTCCCTGTATAATCAAAAACCGCATCACCAGCAATAATACCCGTTCCAAGAGTAACGCCACCAGTATTGGTAAGCGTATTGGAATTACCAGTCGAGTCAACAAGACTGACATTTCCAGAACCATCGTCGTTGAGGTTCCAATAAGCTAAAATGTTGTCAGTAAGAGCCATTAGCTACGGACAATAGAGGTGAGGTTGTTCGACCCATCGTAGGAGAGGGTCAGCGTTGAAATGGTATTCCCATTTGCGTCAGATAGAACAACCGTCCCCGGCTTGTCAGCGGCTACATAGTTAGAAAGGGTGTAGTTGTAAGCAGTCGCGCTAACTGCTTCAAGGATACGCATCAGCGTAAGGTCTTCACCATCAGAAGGGCTGGAAGTAATAGGCTGGAAAGGACGGCTCATAGGGGTTAGGCTAGGGTAAAATTGAAGATAACATCACTCGCAGAAACATTTCCAGTCCCAGCATTGGATGTAGCCATAGATAAGCCTATTCCGTTGTTAAAAACAAGAGGATTGTTTCCAAGAGGAATAGAGATGGTTTGATTGGCATTCAATCCAATGACATATACTGGCGTATCAGTTCCTGCGACTGGAGTAGTAGCCTTGTCGTAAAGGAAAACAAACCTAGCAGAAGACACCATGTTGGAGATAATCATGTTGTAGATGTATCCCGAAGATGCCTTCACATTTGCGGCATTCAACCCAGATGCGGAAATAACATGATAAGGGGTTCCAGACGCATAAGCGTGAGAAAGGTTCCCAACTGCCTCTAGGATACGACATAGCGTAATATCCTCTCCGTCCGTAGGGGACGAATATACAGGGTTAAATACCCTGCTCATTGTTATTCAGCCCCCTCTTCGGCTTCTTCCTCGCCAGTATCTTCCATGCTGGCAGAGCCTTTCTTATCCTCAAGCGAGGCAAGCTGTTCCTTCATTGCGGCTTTGGCCCCCTTGGGCTTGCCATCCTTCTTATCTTCTTTGCCGCTTACTGGAGCCTTATCCTGCCCGATAGTGAGGATATGGATCTGATCTCCATCAATCTTGAAGGTGGCGATCTCTGAAAATTCTTGTCCTTCTTTTACGCCATCTGGTGCAGAGAAGTCTTCGGGTATAGAAAATGAAGCCATAATAGGTGAGTTTTAGTTGGCGTTTCCCTTTAGGTCAAGGGGGATTTGACTACTGGAGGCTTGGGAGAGGGAATGGGGGGATGAAGAGTTAGAGGCATAAATCAATAAGGGGCTGTCCCAAGTATCATCATTTTCTTTGTTTGTCCATTAGAACAAACATCAACTTCCTGCCATGTTGCAGATCTTAAACTTCCAGAAGAATCAACTGGAACTGTCATAATAACAGTCCTATAGGGATATAATGTGTCGCTTTGATAATCTTGTTTAATCCCAAGAAAAGGAACAGAGCTTCCTCCATTTGGGATTACCAAAGATATTACATTTGTGTTATCGCCGTTAGATAAATTTACAACAGTAGAAGAAAGTGCAGTTTGATTTTGAGAAGAATCCTGTACCGCTAAATGAGAAGATGTTCCATCAAGAGTGGAAAGACCATCTGAAATAAGCAATTCAGAAGTTGATGCGGAAAGCGTTGAAATTGAGTCTATTAACGACAATCCATTAGCCGTTCCAACAAAGCTGGTTCCCGTTAATGAAGACCCACTAATAGTCGCATACGGGTTGGATATTGTTAGATTTGTAAGCCCGTAATTAGAAGAAGTAAAAGCACTTCCAAAAGAAAGATTATTTGTTGTTAGGTTAGATGATGTTCCATTTGAATTTACCAATTCAACGGACGACGATGAAGCTGAAAGTAAACTTGAATTCCCAGACAGGGAATCGCTAATAGAAATAGAATCAATTCCGTAATTGGCAGTTTTAACCTCTGAAGTGAGATTGTCTGCAAACGAAATAGCAGAAGATGAAATACTGGCTGTTTTTGTCTCCGAAGAAAGAAAATCTGACAAAGAAACTCCAGAAAGAGAATAGGTTGCTTCCCTTCTCTCTGTAGAGAGAGAATCAGATAAAGACAAACCAGAAAGCTGAAGGTTTGCCGTTTTTGCCCCCGAAGATAATGAGTCAGTCAAATTGAGACTACCAGAATCCAAAAAAGATGATTTTCTTTCAGATGACAGGGAATCTATAAATTCAATCCCATTTACTTTATGCGTCGTAGATAAAGTTTCTGATGAAAGTCGTTTCTCAAGTGATACCCCTTCAACTTTATAGGACGAAGCTAAAGTTCCGCTTAAAGTTGAATTGAATATTGCTCCAGATGACTGAACCCAATCATAGCTTGATCCACTCGGCCCTTGAGGGCCTTCAGGCCCCTGCGGCCCCGTAGGCCCTTGAATGCCTTGGATTCCTTGAGGCCCAACTATAGATGTGGGATTCCCCCATTCATCAAATTCTCTAGGGCCGTAGATATTATTTGCATGGGTGTCTATGTAAAAATCCCCGTTTCTTCCAATGGAAATATCTGGCGCACCAACTCCATGAAGAACAGAATATCCGTTTAATCCATTGGCTCCAGCAGGGCCTTGAATCCCTTGAGGGCCTTGCGCCCCATCTTGTCCATGAACTCCTTGGGGGCCAACAGGCCCTTGCGTCCCAGTTAATCCTTGAGGCCCCCGCGATCCAGTATCTCCCTTGATTCCTTGAGGGCCTTCCAATCCTTGAATGCCTTGTATTCCTCGCGGCCCCACGGGGCCTTGGATTCCTTGAATGCCTTGGGAACCAGTATCTCCTTTAGGGCCTTGAATGCCTTGCGACCCCTGCGGCCCTTTTACAGACACACCTCCATCAACCCAAACACCACTATTCCAAACCCAAAAATGGAATGTATCTAGGGTGATATAAGAATCTCCATTTGTGTTTCCAGAGCTAGGAAGATCTGCACTTGTAGCAACATTTCCCTTAAAAATAATTCCAGCACCGGGGATTCCCTGCTGTCCTTGTGGGCCTGTTTGCCCTTGGATTCCTTGGATTCCTTGAGATCCCGTATCTCCTTTGTCCCCCTTATCTCCTTTAGGGCCAGCTGGGCCTACAGCACCAGTCGCACCAGTCAAACCCTGCGGCCCTTGGATTCCTTGAATCCCTTGCGCCCCAGCGGGGCCTTGCGATCCAACGGGGCCTTGAGGCCCTTGCGTAGATGCCCCTCCGTCAACCCAAGAAGACCCATCCCAAATCCAAAAATGCAATGTGTCTGTGGTAATATAAGCATCACCATTCGTATTGCCAGATGAAGGCAATGCGGAGCTTGAGGAAACGCTCCCCTTAAAAACAATTCCGTGACCAATCGGGCCTTGGATTCCTTGCGGCCCAATAGGCCCTTGCGGCCCCACGGTGCCTGTGTCACCAGAAGGCCCAGCAACACCTTGGATTCCCTGCGGCCCAGTAGGCCCAGTCGATCCAGCAGGCCCTTGAGATCCTTGGGAACCAGTAGGCCCAGTTGCTCCAACAGGCCCCTGTGGCCCTTGAGGCCCCTGCAAGGCTGGGCCAGAATCTACCCAGATTGAACCATTCCAAATCCAAAAATGTAATGTGTCTTCAACAATGTAAGAATCTCCCGTAGTATTTCCAGAGGGAGGGAGTTGAGAGCTTGTAGATACTTGCCCCTTAAAGTTAATACCAGTTCCAGCAGGCCCTTGTGGCCCAGTTTCCCCAGCAGGCCCTTGAGATCCAGTTGCTCCAACGGGGCCTTCAATTCCTTGTATTCCCTGTGGGCCAATCGGGCCTTGGATGCCCGGAACACCAACAGCTGTTTTTATCAAAACAGAATAATTATCAACTACTTGAAGGGTAACATCACTCATTGCGTAATAGGCTCCGAAATGCTTATTTTGCCCTCCATAAGCCTTTGCTTTGTAACCCCGTCAGAAAGAGTCATAAGAACATCATACTCCATACCAATAACAGGCAATGCCAATGTTTGACTCGCGCTTAAACTCAATGTGAATTGTCCTTGCGATGCATTAGTCACATTGATCTCAAAATTATCAAATATAATACCAGTAGGGTATTCCCTTATCTGGCTTTCAATCGTGTTCCCTGTCAAATCAATCGGATTACCACTACCATCTTGCACAGTAACAGAGATGGAAAAGTTAGCATTCTGCTCAATCAAGATGTTGTAGGTAGCGGCAGACATGGGGCTTTTAATTAAGCACTAAACAAATTCAAATCTCAAGGGGGAAAAGAAAAGGGCCACCCATTTCTGGATGGCCCTCTCTTGAATTACCGATCAGCTATTAGCTGTTGGTGCAACCCACTTGAGCGTAGTCGTTAGCGCAACGCTTGTGGATGATGGTGCGACCGAGGTACGGGGCGATGGGGCGGGTTCCATTCTGGAACACAGCCAACCAGCGACCGATCTTGCCCAGCGGGTTCTGCACGGCATCACGGATGTTGAGCCAGAAGAACTGACCGCTGTAGTAGTACGGATAGTCGTCGAAGGCGGCTCCGGGGATGTTGGGGCCAACCTGCTGGACTGCTTCCTCGTACACATCGGGGTGGAAGATGAAAGCCGCCTCGTAAGGGGCAACATCATAGGCGGGATTGTGATCCCAGCGCAGACCCTTGTTCGTGCTTGTGGACACGAAAGGATAGATCTGCGTCCATCCTCCAGCCGTAAGAACCCCAGAGCTGTTGTAGGTCGGGGTGCTGTAGGTGAAGCGAGGAACCTCCATATCGACGAGGTGGTAGTAGCCTTGGAAGCTACGATCCACACCGAGGGGAGCGATAAGCTCACTAGGCGTAGCATAGCGGATGTCCTGACGGAGATCTGCGTTGTTACGGAGGAGCTGACGGCTGGTTTCGGGGGAGGTGACAAGTCCGAGGACAGGCGCACCATTCTCCTTACCAAGCGCATTGTGTCCAGCACCATCACGGATGAGGACGACGCGAAGCTCGTCGAGCTGATCCTGCGAGAGCTGATAGGTCGGGGCGGGGAGGCCAACCGAAGTGCCATTGACGCAGTAGTTCAGATCGCCACCACTTGCCGTGGAGGGGATGCTGGAGTTGCTGTTGAAGCTGTACTCCGTGTTGTATCCAGACTGGATCTTGTTGGTGATCTGGAGATAAGCCGAACGACGGCGGTTATCCAGAACGGTCTTGGTGAGCTGGGTGAGCTGTTCAACCGTCTTGGCAATCTGGGACTCAATCTGGAAGGAGGTCTTCAGATCGTCCAAGCAGATGCAAGGGGTCTGGTAGCTCTGGGTCTGGAGGTTCCAAGTACGATAGGTCTGACCAAAGGACAGATTCGTAGGATTAGGAACGCAACCATTGGAGACATTGCCATCGGCGATGCCATCACCAGATGTGCCAACATTTGCCCAGCTGTTTTCAAAACTGCCGGAAAGGACTCGCTCAACCGTGATTTCGGTCAAGGTAGTACCCATTCCCTGCGGGAATTTGCCAACACGGGTGAGACGACCCCATGGGCCATCGACACTGTATCGTTCCCAAACATCGACGGAGAACCTGTTGGTCTCCCTGCTAAAAAGGTCATTAACTGTACTGCAAGAAATAGAAGCCATATAATATAAATTATTTGTTGTTAGGTTTTTGAAAAGTGCAAGTGAATGCGCTCTCCAAGTTTGTTTTGGAATCGAGCGACTTTTCCAATAACGCCCTATATTTACGGGTGCGAGTCCCGCTACGCAAAACAGCTACTAACCCAAAAGTGGGTAATAAAGCAACGGGATTTTAACACCTAAATAAAGGATTCCAACATTCTGGCAATGATTCTAGCCCTTTTGTATGCTTCCTCCTGTTCCAAGCCATAGGAATAACATGGAGATTTAAGTGATGATGCCAGCCTCCTTCAGCAAGAGGAACAATGTGATCTACCTCAAATCTAATGCCGAACCTCTTGTAAAGAGATTTGCATTGCTCTGAAAGAACTCGCTCTATTTCAAAATTATGATTTGGGTGTAATCTTGAAAATTTTATAGCCCTGCGTTTTGCAGATGCCATTCTTTTCATGGTATTATACCCATCAAGATCTTTTTCTTTTCTTCTTTGAATGGACGCTTTTATTTTATCTTGGTTTCTTTTGTTCCATTCACGCTTGCTTTTATTTACTTTTTCTTTGTTTTTAGAAATCCATTCTTTAATATATGCCTTGTTTTTTTCTAAATTAGCTTCTCTCCAAGCCTTGTTCCTTTCAGAAACAATATCTTTGTTTTCTTTTCTCCACTCTGACTGAACCTTCTTATCCCTGCTTTTCAAATCATCATACTTTTCTGGAGTCGCCCAGTATTCCTTTCCACGCACCATATGCATGAACACCATTCCATCTTCTCTGACTGTTCCTCGTTTTAGTTTCATGGATCTACCATGACACAAACAGATCAATCTGTCAATGATTTCTTCTCTTCAATATATGCTTTAATTCTGCGGCAAGCCTCAAGTGTGATCTGGCTTCCGACGAGTCTAAAGATCGTCCACCCCTCGAAAATGGCTTCGTTGTATTTCTCTGCGTCCTTGGAATATCCTGCCCCTCTGGTGTGCCTTCCACCAGACCAAACGCCTCCTTCAATCTCAATACCAACCTTGTGATCGAGGTTAGCAAAATCCAGCCTCCACTTCCTTACAGGATGGAACCTATGCTCCTCAACTAGCTCCTGCCCCTGTATCGACTTCCACAGAGCCGCGAACTTTAGCTCTAGTGCGCTTGACTTTCTTGGCTTTGGGGGCTTTGAGGATTCCTCCTTCGATAAGCCTGAAGGTAATTTTCTTTTTGAGTTTGGGGTGGTTTTTTGCATGAGTAATTATTGCATCAAGCAATGCGTCAACTTCCTCGTTAGGAGTAACTGAATTTAGAAACGCCCTTATTTCATTAAGGGCTGTGCTTGTATTAGGTTTAACCTTTGTTTCATGGGGATCAGACGCAACCACATCTGCACCTGTTGCAGGATCTCCCTGCACACCATTCGGAGATAAACCATCATTGAAAAGAACGCCTAACTTATCGGGATGGTATATAACAGCTCCCTGCTTCACGCAAGAGGCATCTACCTTATCCCTGCGCCATTGTTTAGTAGGAACCCAGTCATGCTGGATAAGACCCGTCCTAGCCATTTGGCGAATCACTTGAGGCCCAGAGGCAATGTCCCAAGCAATCGTGTCGTTGTTGAAGATAGACGGAGCCAGACGAGGAAGGTCTGGAGGATACACGGCAATCCCGCTCATATGATTAACCCCATTTGGCATCACTCCTTGGATCTCCACAAAGTCTCCCATAAACGGACGACTCTTTGCACGATATTCAGCTTCAATGTCGTTGATCCATCCATGAGTTAGTGGAATGGCATCTGGTTCCATCCAGAGGAAGGGAGCTTTGTATTTCTGGAAAGCCGCCCATGCCATCGTCTCAAATGCTTTGTTGCAGGAGGAGGGCCACCCCATTTCGGAATGATGACACTTCTCTACCGATACCTTGCTAAAGCTCCCAGAGAGGATTGATTCAATCTTCTGGGTGGCTACGCCATGTACGGGGAGCAGGACGAGGTGGTGGTTGATATAAGGGCCAATGCGAACAACATGGTTAGCCCAACGGGTCATTAGGGGAAGATCCCCTTCGTGGTAGGATATAGCGACGATCATTTCAGTAAGATCATGTCTTACTGAACTGCCTGCCATTTGTCAACAGGGCATTTTGCAGAAGCCATACGGAGCTTTGCTTGAGTCGAGCATCCGCATTTATTGCATTTGCCAGTTCCTCCAAAGCCTTCTTTAACCCAGAACTCGCAGGAGGAGCATATTTCTAACCTAGTTGCAAACTGCTCTTGTGTTGCCGTCTTAAATCCAGATGCGGCGAAAGAAGATACGGAAGATGCTAGAGACTTGGCTTTCTCTGCTAGGGAAGGCTCGTCTTTGTTTAGACCTTGCTTGATGCACTCAAGGCAGTTTCCAAGATAGGGAGACCCATTAAATCGGCCTATAGAACAACGAAATGGGCCTGTGTTGCCAGAGCGGGATGCAAATTGGCAGTTCATCATGCGGTAACATTTACACCAAATGCCGTCGTGCTTGAAAAAGTTCCTAGCGGGGTTGACAAATCAGCACCAGCCCACGATTTGCTTGTTAATTTGTACGAAACTAATGGACTCAGTTGGGATGTGTCACCATCTACAACAATTTGCCATACTACTTGATCGTATGTAACAGTAGAAATGGGAGATGCCCACTCTAAAAACAAAGTTACATTTTGAGTCCCGTAAGGATCTGGCAAATTAATAGTTCCCGATCCACGCCATTGGCAAACATTAAGCCTAGTGACGGTTATTGATCCATAAACAGGTGATGAAGGATACCCAGAATATGTAATAGTCAGCGTGTCGGGGAAATTGTCTGTCATTTTCCAACCGCTGTTACCTGATCTATCGACCGATAAACATTGGGTATCATAATACCCGCCATTGACTCCTTCATTTCCAAACCAATATGGTTGGTTGTCATAATTAAAGATATACCAACTTTGTGTAATATCTGTATTGCCATCACTATACGCATAAACAGACCCCAGAGGAACATTGTCGCCCACTACGGGAACAAGACCAGTTGCTTTTGTTAGTGTCCTAGTTTCTTGTCTGTTTACATCTGTTACGATTACCTCATCGGGAGAGTCTGTGGATAAAGCCAAAACTGGAGAAGTTGACCAAAATAAATCTGCACTATACAAACAGCATCCAGAAGGCGTACCACACGGAGGGCAAGACGCACCAGAACCAGAGCATGAAACTAATTGAATAGCCATAAATCAATATGGTTGACCAACGGCATAAACATCAAGACTTTTCTGAACTCCATCTACGCAGACTTGGACAGTAACAATAGTCTGCGGCAACTGAACTTCAGCATAGCTTGACCCCACATAAGATTTCTGAATCTGCTGGGAGGCTATCTGCCCGTTGAACTGGAAGCTGACTCCCCCGCTTAACCCAGAATCATCTTTTGGAGGTCTATTTGATTCGTAGTAGTCCATTAGATCAATTTAACTTGTATCTCTTTTTGCTCATAGATGCCAGCCTTCCAGTATCTTTCCTCCCAAGAGATTTTCTTATATTGACCAATCATTCCGTAATAAGATGTTGCGCTGATTGTAGTAGCTCCAATATCCCAAGATTCATAAACATTGGGGTATTCCAATCCTCCAGCGGTGCAATAATGAACAGGGATGGTGTTTTCAACAACGGAAACAACCTCACTACCATTCCAGTAATAATAAGTAAATTGTGATTGAAGTTCATCACATAATGCGCCACCTAAATTAAAGTTAATAACATAACCAGTATATGCAATTTCTTTCAGCTCTGGGGCAAAGAGATCGGCATCCCCAGCGGTTTCAGATGGGCCATAGGAATAGCTGGTAATGGTCTTAAATATAGTCTGCCTTGATTGCGCCGACCTTGTAACTGGCGTTAGTTTTACTCGCACATCAGATTGTGCGCTTGTACACCCAAGATTAGCCGCCTCAACATTTATTCCAAACACAAGCAGGGGGCTGGTATATGTTCCCGTTTTATATTCCGTCCTAGTTGGGGGAAGATGACCATTCCTAGAAACAATGACTCGTTGCGACTGATAGGGATTTACTGGCTCATCCTTGTAGGAAAGAATGTTAGACCCACTTGTAGGGGCGGCTCCAGCCTCAACAAGCTGGCGCGATATTACCAGATTGGCATCAAAGAAATCATCGTACTGATAACCGCTGATTACAGGAAGGGTGGAATAAGAAACAAGAGTTTCCTTGGATTTTGCAAGATCAATAGGTTGAACCTCTGCCTTAATTGTTTTTTCATCAACAACTGATGGAGACGCTCCATAGGTAACAATCTTTTCTTGAGTTGTCGCAATTCCAAATTCCTGCAAGGAAACTCCACCAAGCTGTGTGGGGCCTGTTGCAGTAATTGTGGTCTTCTTGGATTTATATGCGTCGATTGGCTCTACGCTTGAATCAAGAATGGAAAGCGTGAGTTGGTCTGGATATGATCCAGCCGCAACAATGGACTCTGATTTGTTTGTTTCTCCAAGAAGTCCAGCCTTGTACTCACGACCTCCCAATGAGGTTGGGCCGCTAGATGTGGTGGTGCGCTTCCTGCTCTTGGTTGCCGTAAGTGCTTCTACCGTGGACTCAAGAACCGTTGTGCTTAAAGTATCTGGATTTGTACTGGGGGCAACAATGTCATCCGTGGTGGAGGTGTTTCCAAGCAAACCAGACTTATTTGCCTTTGTAGTCAGGGTGGCATAGCTGGAAACAGTTCCCTTGGTCTTCGTGCTTTTAACAGAATCAACGGGCTGTACAGCAGTCTGGGTAACAAGCAGTCCATCTGCATCGGGGGCTGTTCCAGCGGCAACAGTCTGGGTGGTAATCGTCTCAAGATCTCCACGCTCATCTAGCTTCTCGCCAGTCAGTACAGGGCCGGGGATCGTCTCATAAACCCTCTGCACAGCCACATAGCGAGAGCGAAGCGGGTTGTCATCTGGAAGCTCCACCATCTTCTGCTGGGAGATGATCTGGCTCCCACCAAACACGGGATCAGTTGATCCTAGTGCCGCCGTAGAATACTGGCTACGAGGAGTGATGTAGGTGCGGCTAGTGATCGGGTAATCTGGATTATTTGCGCTATAATCGAGACCATAGTTCCAAGGGTCTTGGGATGCCAAAGTGCGATCATTGGCGTAGTAGTTGTAAACAAACTCTGCGTCTTCAGTAGGACGCTGGTAGACCAGATATAGAGTAGAAGGCCACTTGTTTGCGTCCCTACCCGTGTAGGTTACGCTACCATCAAGAGGCTGGGGGTTATAGTTCCCCTTCTCCACGCTCTCCTTAACAACCAGAATGATATGCCCATTCTTTGTGTAAAAGTCTGGGACATTAGGGGTTGGGTACTGGGGTACACCAATCTCTAGCGGAGGATGGGGAAAATGGGGTTGTTTGGGAGCCTTTGAAGTAGCCATATTATTTAGGTGTAATGCTTTCTCTCAACCAAGGCAACCCCTGTTCAATAGTTTCCAAGAAACTTTCTGGTTTTCTCTTGATTAAATTGCCGTCCTCATCTCTGTCCATTGCTTTTGCAAACTCTTGAACAAACCCCGGTATGTTAGACCGAACAAAGTTTCCTCCCCAGTTGCCAACCCTCTTTGGATCAAATGTTTGCTGAAGATCCCTTGAGATGTTTACAAAAGGAAGTTCAGTAACAACTCCAAGCATTGCTTGATATCCAGCCTTTGCGGCTAGATCTACCTTTGCTTCAGAATCCTCTGCATCTTCGGCTCCATCGTCCCAAACTTTTCTAACTGTTGCTCCGATCTGACCAGCGATTAAGGCTGGGTGGTGCATAAATGTTTTGGGAACAACCCAATCTCCTATTTTCATTTCATCAAACCCCGGCTCTCCTTCTTCTGGGGTTGCATTTTTACGATAAAACCCTCCAAAATAATTTGGCAATGCCGCCCCCAATGCAAACATGGTCAATCCAACTGAACCAGTTTTCATCTGCCTCAAAATGGAATTTGCCTGCTCTGGAGAAAGATTCTCAACTCCTTTTGCCAAGGCTGTAATACCTCTAATACCACCAATAGGTGCGCCAAGTGCATATTCAAAAACTTGCTTAACAACATTGGTTGGGATTTTAACAATAGGAACAAGTTCTTGAGCAACATACCCAGCACCTCTAATTCCCTTGTTTTTGCTTCTTTGGGCTTGTGCTACGATGCTATTGTAAAATTTAACAACAGAGTTATCCTCCATGAAGATACTTCTATTGGCATCCTTAAATGCTTCAATGCTTGCTTTTTGCCTAGCGGCTTCTCCAGCTTCTCCAAATATCTCAACTCCATTCTTTTGCATCCAATCTAGGTGACGGGCAAAAGACATTTTATATACAGCTAATTTTGTTGGATTCTTGATCGCTTCGTGAATTTTGCCGGGGATGTTAAGTGCGCCTTTAGGTATCTTGCTTTCTGCTTCCCCAGAGATTTCTTTGTGAAGAAGTGAAAGCTTTGAATCTTTTTGCTTAATTGCAATATCCTTAAACTCTTGCAATCCTTCCCAAAGCCCCTTGGTATAGTTTTTAACATCTTGAGAAATAGATCCCCCTCCCTCGCTGGGGGCTAGTTTGGCAATCTCCCTAAATCCGGGGAGCTCCGCAATCAATCTTCCAAACACATATGCGGGTATCTTAAATGTTGCGATGTTTACAGAGGCAACAAACAGCTTTGCTAGGGTTCCAGCATAGGACAGAATGGCAAATCGTTTCCAAGCAACAGCCAAGTCGGCGGCTTTTTCCCAGTTGCTTCTGTTCTGCCAACGATCAAAGATTCGATCTTGTTCAAACTCTGACTTAACACGCTCCACATCAGCCTTCAGCTTTTCGATTTCTGGAGGAACAACTCTTTCAAGTTTAACTTTGGGAGCAAAATCCTTTTCAGCCATTCTCCTAACATACTCATCCCTTCGCCGCATTAGTCTAACTTTATATGCATTTAATGCAACTTTCTCTCTGTTGTTAATATACCAATCGTCGCCTTTAACATCTTGTTTAAGTTGCTCAAGTTCTTTCTGGAGTGTTAGTTCACGATCAGAGGGAACATAGGTTTCTTCCTTTGGAGCTTCTTTCGCGCCCCTAGTTTCCCTTTGCTTTTGAAGAGAATCAATCCTCCTCTGGAGGCTGTTGATGTTCTTTTCCTCTTGTGTGAGGCGGGTCTTGGAAGCTTCTTGATAATCCTTGATTTGCTTATTTAGATCATCAATCTCGTTCTGAACAGAACGCTGTTCCTTGTTAAGAACCATCTGCTTCCTGCCAACTTGCTTCTTCTCTCCAGTCTGGAGTCTAGCAAGCCTTTCTTCAGCGGATTGCTTTTTCTTGTTAAGATCTTCAAGGATCTTCTCATCCTCTGTTTTCTTAACCTTCTGGGATTCTCTAAATTCTTTTAGCCTCTTCTCGGCATCAGCAAGTTTGTCTTGGATGAATGCAAGGGCTTTTGATGGAACAGTCTGCTCCTTCTGCCTTGCCTTCTTCATTCCCGCAATCTCTGCCTCGATTGTCTCGATTCTCTTTCCTGCGGCATTACCCTTGATCTCCTCACGACGAGCATAATCAGAATCACGCACAGACTTGGCTTCTTCATTCAGCCTAGCAATTTGCTCTTTCTGTTCCTCGATCTTCGGGCTAGTGATTTTCTCCTTCTGTTTTGGAGTCATCTTTTTGCCTGCGGCAATACGCTCCTTCTCCTCTGCGATAAATTTTGTTTTAGCATCAATCAGCTTTTGATTGGCAATCTCATAGGCGGCAACCTTTTCCTCCATCGTCTTTTCTGCCTTTCCGTAAAGAGTGTCAAAGTGTTGCTGAAGGGCATCACGCTCCGCAAGCAATGCCTTGGCTTCGTCATCGTATTCAATGGGCATCTTCTTGGGGGGACGCTCCCCTGTTTCAATGCGCTTATTGAGTTCTTCAATGTGGTTGCGGAGCCTGTTCTTGATGGAATCCATCATTCCAGCAAGCTCCGTTGCTGGGTCTTTTACCTTGATTCCAAACTTCTTGATAAGGGCTTTGTTCTTTTTAATTTCAATGCGCTCTCCAACAGAGCTTTTAGCCCTTTCAATTCCAGTTTTCTTTGGGCCTCTATCTAATTTTTCTTTTTCAATTTTTCTAATGTCCCCCTGTTTGGCGATCTCTCTGATCTCTCCATTCAACTCACGGAGGCGAACAGTTTCAGCATCCTTTGAGAGCCGCTTAAAGACACCATAACCAACCATTGCTTCTTTCGTATTTGCTTCTGTCCAACCTTCAATCTCCTTGGAGACGATCTTGTGAACGGCATCAGCAAACTGATTTCTGTTAAGATCATTGCCAGAGCGATAAGCCTTTTGATGAACGGCTTTAGCTAGACTGCGAACAAGGCTTCCCACCCTCTCATGGTTGTCGGGGTCTTCCCTAATCTCATTAAGGTATTTCTGAATCTTCTCATCTGGAGACTTGGCGGCTGTTCTCTTTGCCTCCTGCTTTACCTTTTCTTTAACTTCCTTCTTGGAAGCCTTCTTTTCTTTGGAGGTTTGCGTAAGGATGTCAGCTTGCTTGTCAATGTGGTCGTTAGCTTCCTTAAAAATCTTTTGCAAGTAAGGCTTAATATAATCGCCAAATTCCTCAACCATTTTTGCAGACCATTTAGCAAAGTCAGTTAATCCTTTAGAGACATAATCAGCTCCAATGATTGCATAGTCAGCAGTATCTAGTGCTACTTTAGCACCAGTAACATCAGCAAATAACTTGCCGCCTTTCTGCCTTTCTGCAATGCGCTGTCTAGCGGCTTCAGCTTGATCGCTGATGGTAGCCCTCAACTTGTCAACAATCCTTTGAACAAGCGGGTCTGTCTCCTTTGATTCAGCTTTGGCTTCTTTTGTAAAGTCTTCAAGATCCTCATCCATCATCTCACTTTTCATGGATTGAGTGCGCTCATTAAGCTCCTTCTCAAGCTCTTCGATTCTCTTGGCTTGCTCCTCAATCTTCTTTCGAGATTCTTCAGAAAGCTCTGCTCCTCCATCCTCTTCTGCCCTGCCAGCAATTTCAGACTTTGCTTTGCGGAGCATACCAAGGAGGCTGAAGTCATCGGCAATAAGAGCCTTCCTCATGTTCAAAGCTTGACCAGTAGCCCGTCCAGTTTGCTTGGATAGCTGGGTAAGCTCCATATATTGATCTTCCAAGCTACGAGCCTCTGCTTTCCTTTCTGCAATCCTAGATGGATCTGTTTCTTTTTGCAGGGCATCAATCGCTTCATCATACTTATTCTTTACAGAAATAATCTCATGGTGAAGGATTGCCTCGTCTTCAGCGGTTACTGCTTGATTGGGGTTTTCTTTGAGTTTCTTTAGAAGCTCGGTTTTGTAGTATGGATCATCGTCGATCTTATACATTGCCCTCTCCCAAACCGCCTTCCATGTGTCTTTAGCAACATCAGCAAGCCTAGATAGCCCCATAGACTGACGGGTAGCGTTGATCTTATCATTTGCAAGGGCAGATGCAGAACGAGGGGCTAGAGGTCTTCCTCCAATCTGCTTTACTGCTTCTGGGATGGGAACGCCTCTATCAGCGATCTCTGCCGCCTGTTTGGAACGCTCGTAAAGGTCGCGTAGCTCGTTTTCTTCGTACTTGCCCTCATACATCCTAGGCTCAAACAATTCACGCCATTTTTCAAAGGACATTCCTTTCTGGCTTTGAATGATCTGCGTACCAAATTGAACATCCTTATTGTAAAGCTCTGCCCCTGCGGAAGCCCCCGGCCCATATTGCTTGGGCGTAATGCGGGTCATCTGCTCTGGTTTCTTGTCTTGAGCAACCTCTTGGCTGTGCATGACAGGACGATCGGTTTTCTTTCCAAGGAACTGACCAGACTTTTCTGCTAGGACTTGTGCATCCTCACGGGAGATGAACTCTCCCTTGTCTGTGGTATAACCAAAGTCATTGGTTTCCCTTTGTGCTGGGTCGGTAATAGGAGTCTTCCCAGCCTTCTGCATTGCATCTTCATGGCTTTCCCCCTCATGCACGATGCCCGTTTCGGGATCTCGATATGCGGCGGCGGCAATGCGAGTGCCTTCTATTTTTTCTTGGCCTTCCTCTGTTGGCTGTAGGCTATGGCTATAGCCTGTTTTTGAGGTTTCCCCGCCTTGATCTCCCTGCGGATATTTTCCTTTAGTGTCTTCTTTGACTTCCCCTGTTTTAGTGGCATCTGGTGTTGTGGGTTGTGAGGTTTTTTCCTCTGGTTTTTCTGATGGTAAAGATTCAATCAGAGAATCAAGATAATTCCATCTCTTCTGCCTTTGTGCTTGTTGCTCTGGAGTGGTTGCATTTTCAGAAGCAGATTCAGCTTCTTTTGCGGCATTTAGAGACAAAGATGCGGCTGTTCTATCTCCACTAGCAATAGCGTTTTCTGCTGTTTTGTATATGGATTCAATTTCTTCACTCGGATCTACAGAAAATGTTATTGGTTTTTTCTTTCCCTCAAGAACGGAAGCAGTAGCAGGAAGTCCAGCTTCTTTAACTCCCTTTGCTCGTTCTCCAAGAACACCCATAAGTCCCATTGGGACAACTTGAGCCAGTTGTTTGGCGGCAAGATCAAAATTACCTTCAATAATGTTTTCGCTGATCGTGTTCTCATGTCCTTCCTCGCTATTCATCGAGTTATGAATAGACTTGGTAAGCTCACTTTGGGCTACTGCAAGTGGGATGGATTGAAGGATTCTGCTTGCTACACGCTTGATAACCGTGTTCAAGCCAGAGCTTACATTCATTGGGATAGCCGCTCCTGCCTCCGTCTCAAACATTGTTTGAAGACCGCTTTGAAGCGCATCTTCATCAGACTTTCCTTCTGCCTTTGCTTTGTCGATTGCTTCATTGGATGCAACTAAAGAAGGGACAGCAAAGGCTTTCATTCCATGAACAGCCTTATCTGCAATCGTTTTCCATATCGGAATTTCAGAAACAGCTTTGATGGCGGAAGATTCAGCCGACGCGCCTTCCGTTGCGGCGGCTTCCACTAGATCGCCGATCATGTGAACCACTCCAAATGTGAATTGATTGATTGGGCTTTGGGCTTCTTCTGGAGTCATCTGACTTCCAGCAACCATATCTGCAAAATACTTATCACCCTCTTGAACTTTCTCTGCAACTTTGTCAGAGAATGGGTTTTTACCAAAGACAAATTCAGCATCTTTTGCGGCTGTTACAATCGGATTAACTCCCTTGGATAAATCCCATCCGTACCTTTGGAGTTCAGAGGCGGCTGTTCCAAGCCCCTTGTATCCAGCATATAATGCTTCACCAGTCTTCTCAAGAAGACCTTTAGGAGCGGGGGATGGAACCCCGCCCTTACTTACTTCCTCTTCGTTCCGCGCAGGGCTTTCTGGTCGTACTGCTTGCCGACCTTCTTCCCCTTGGGTTCGTTTGCCTTTTGCTTGGGCATCTTTTTCAACTAAATCACCTCCTGTCGCAAATGGTGTTGTTACATACAGGGGCGATTCTTGCCCTTGTGATTGACTGGAGTTGACACCCCCGACACGCTCTTGCCCGTCCCGTGGACTGGGTTGACTGTCGGCTTGTAGCTCTCCTTCATGGGAAGGCTGGACTTGTTGCTGGGCTTCTCGTCGCGCATTGCCTTCCGTGTAGGCTTGTGGCTGATCTTGTGCATTTGTTTTTTCACCTCCTTTTTGTTTGGATAAAATTCCTTTAACTGCCGAAGATATTTCCTCTTTGGACATTCCCTCTGGAAACTCAACTTCCCCCACATCGGGGATCTGAACAATGGAAGGCATTACTGTTGAGGATTAAGGGTTCCTGTAGATGGGTCGTATATGTACCTTTGTGTTTGTGGGGCTGGTTGTTCAGTTGTATCTTGTGGAGTGGGTGAAGGCAAGGGGGTTGATGGGAAGAATGCCGTCCCGCCAGCCATCCCTGCTCCAGATTTTGTTTTGCCAGACATTGTTTGCTGGGCTGAAGAGAACTCTTCAAAAGGAATCAATGCTTCTTTCTTTCTTGTTGGATTTGTTTTATCAACAGCCCTCACATAGTCTCCCTCTGGGTCTGCCTTAAATGCCCCGTCAACAATGTTTCCCCTCATGGTCTGGATAGATCCAGCCTTCGCCCCAAGCGGTACATTCAATGCCGCAGATGGGATCTTATATCTGGTTTCAAATTCTTTAGCCTGCTTGGTGTAGTCAATAACTTTAGGAGGCTCAAGAGTTGTACGAGAGACACCATTCGCATCAGTAAATGTTTTAGGAGTCCATCCCTGCTGGATTTTAGCATCCATATCAGCTTTAGCCTGTTCTGCCTGCCTTGCCTTTTGGATGTTTGACTTCACCTTGTTGATTTGCATGGCAAGCATATTGCCGCCTTGCCTCAATCCAACTTTCTTAAAGTCGTCGCTTGAAACAATTTCTTCTAATTGTTTATGAGCATCGGAGGCGGTTGGGTCAATCAACTCAAGCATTGAAGACAACTGCCCAGTTCTGTAATTGTTTTCCTCTTTGTCGGCGGCAACTTTTTCTTGAAGCTCTTGATGCTTTTGCTTTGCAAGCTCCAGATCATAAGACTTCTTTTCCATGAAGTTCTGATGATCCATCCTTCTTTTTTCTATCTGCTCTTGAAAGTCTTGCCTTTTTTGTTGGGCTTCGTATCGACGCTGTTCTTCTATTTCTTTTCTTTTTTCCCTTTCTTCAGAAAGCTCAAACCCCTTCTGCAACCTTTCTTGCTCTTGGGCTTTCCAGCCAAGGTTCAATGCGGCAAGATCACCAGCAAATGAATCAGCATAGGGATTCCCCATGCCGCTATACCCACCCCCACCGCCACCAGCGCGACCAATATCGTAAATAAATGCTTTTCCAGAGGGAGTGCCGGGCATAATGTTAAACGGTTTGTGGTTGATCTTGTTTCTTCTTTGTCATCTCTGCAAACGGAGATTGACCAGCGGCAACCCTAGTTTGCTGGGTTGCTGACAATGAGGACATTGGGATTTTACCAACCCCATATTGAGACTCTAAAAATTTCTTCCTATTCTGTTCTGCTTGAATGGCTTCTGGTGTGGAAGCGGCGGCTTCTGTCCTTTTCTTGCTCTCAATTTGAGCTTGCTTGAAAGCATCAAGACCGGGGGTGTAGGGGCGACTAATTCCTCCAACATCAGCTTTCCAGTCGGCTGTTTTACCAAGCACCTTACCAGAAACAGGATCTCTATATTCCCTTCCAGTTGCGCCGATAATGTTCCCACGAATGTCTTTCTCAAATCCAGCGTACTGCCCTTGAGACAAATCAAGAACTGCTTTGTGAGCATCCATCAAGGCATTGGATGTTTTCTCTGCCCCTTGGGCAGAGTTGTTCATGTCATCGTTTAAGCTCCAGACAGTTGAATAAAAATCTTTAGCGGGAGAGGTGCGACCCATACCAAATTCAAATGCTTTCTTTCCACTCCAGTCTTCTGGGTTTTGGAAAAATTCTGGATTGGAATACATTCCTTGCCAGAAGGAGTTGGGGTTTTGATTGTCTTCTTCTCCCATATTAGATTAGGTTTTGGATGATGCCGGGGGCGAATGCTTTCATTTGAATCTCAACTTGTTCAGAGCTTCCCTCTTCAAAGGCAATGCTCTCATCATTCAGAGACTTATATGCAAGATCCCAATAAACTTGCGCCCTTTCAAGCTCATTATTGTTCTCATAAACATACGCCTGACATCCATAACGATAGGCGTTGCGGTTAGAGGGGACAAGAACATCCTCTGGATTAACCAGAGGAACATACCCCCTGCGAACCAAACACATCATTGTGCGGGTCTCTGGGATCTTTCCAATGACCCGATAACGCTGGGTATCGGAGGTATAGTGACCAGATCCATCTCCAGAGGGGAGGGGGAAGGCAGGGCTGTTGCCTAGTCTAAGGATTTGTGTATCCCCGACATAGGTGGGGGACATATAACCAATCCCATTCTCGTTCCAAGGATACCAGTCAGACATCACATCCGCGATCTCTCCAGTCATGTAGGTCGTATCGAGGGCGATAACCCTTAACACAGCCTCAATGCCGGGGACGGTATCGAAGTAATAGTTCCCTGCGGAATCCTGTGATACGGTGAAGTTATAGGCAAACCTATTGCCCCGCCATTGCCCAGAGGAGATAAGCCGCTCATTGACGAAGTTGATCGCACTTGCAACCACAGGGTCGCTTGCTCCTTGGCTCGTAACATAGGGAGCAAATAAAGTTTGGGCCTGTGCAAAGGTAAGTAACGCCATGAGTATCCTATTGATTACTAACCTTATTGAACAAGGTCAAGGGAGTTTAGTCATCATCCACCCAATCGCTGTCATCCACCTCGTCAAACTCTCCATCCATGTAAGCCTCTGCAAGTCCCTTGATTGCAAACTGGTTGCCGATTGTGCAATGGAAGTATTCAGTATTCCCATTCTCCTCCCTGCTTAACAGGATCAGCGCAACTTCAAAATGCTCCCCAGCAATAGCCCTAATCTGCTGAATTACTTTCCTGTCTTCCTCGCTTGGGCTTTCTGGGGCTGGGACTGGCATCTGCGTTTATTAGAAGTTAACCCTCTAATTTGCAAGGATCTTCTCAATCTCTCCCCTGTGCCTATCCACCCCTCCATATGACCAGAACTGCCGCAAATAGGTGGGGAAATCAGAAGGATGCTTCCATTCAAACTGATCGTGCCTAAACCTATCGCACCAAGCCCCGAAGCAGTTGAACTCTGAAAACTCATGCCTAGGCTGGGTGGCAATATAATCCTTTAGCTCCATATCATGCTTCTTCTTCATCCAAGCTCTGAACTCCGCATACAGAGGGCGAGGAAATACAAAGGGATGCCGCCTCATATAATCGGTTTTAGTATCCCAACCTAAGGCTTTACGCATGATGGGAGGCCAAGGTGATTCTACGCCATCCTCGACGAGATAAACGGGCTTCCCGTCAACAATCAAGTCCTCAACATTGAGAGGAGTAGAAAAGATGCAATCTGAATCCACATGGCAGATAAAATCAGCATGGCAATACTCATCGGCATAGAGCTTGGTAACTTGCTGGGCGAGATAACCTGTACAGGAATCATGGACTAGATGAACCTCCGAGTGACCCACATCTGGAAGACGGGGATAGTCATTTGCAGGAACAGCGATATGGATTCGATTATAGCCAGAGACATACTTCTGGATAGACTTGAAGCAAAGCTCAAGCCAACCCGCATCAGCGGCATAGGTTCTGATGAAGAGATCGACACTCATTTCGGAATACAGAGAATGTCGTATTGCGGGATGCTATCCTCTGGATAGGAAGTAATATCATAGTCAAACTCGTCTAGGAAACGATAAACATCCCTAGGGGTGACCCCCTGCTGGTTGAGAGCATATTCATTGATCTCAATCCACATATTAGGTCTGTGAACCTTAATCGTCTTCCTTGCCCCTCTCAAGGCATTTAACTCATACCCCTCCACATCCAGCTTCAAGAAATCCAGTTGCGGAAGGTTGTAGCTATCCAGTTCCACAAGCTGAATCCAACTCCCCTCATCCCCAATCATAGAAGCCCCTGCATTGGTTCTTAACTGCAACCTAGCAGGCGTGGAACAATCAGATAGCCCCAGAGGGAGAGTATCGGCATCTGGGCAATTATAAACAAGGCACTCAAAAGCCTCCGAATTAGGCTCAAATGCCATCACTACCCCAGAATCCCCCACCTTATCCAGATATGCCCTAGTATGATCCCCGATAAAGGCTCCTGCATCCACTACCCAATCCCCCTCCTCAATATGCTCTAGGATGATGGGAAGAGCGTATTGGTCGTGATCCAAACGCCCAGATTCCTCCACCCACTTCGATATATGGGTGTCTCCTTCAATAACAGCTATTCCATTGGGCAATATCTTCACCCCACTTGATTGCCCTATCCAAATCCTTTTGTCTAGGAGGAACAGAGTAATCTGTTAAAAAAAGAGCGTCGTTTTATTAACGATCATAGACAATCCGAAAATGTTACCGATCACGCACATTCAATAAGATTTCCATCGCACATCCAATAAGATTTCCATCGCACATCCAATAATAATCCCGATCTGGTACAATTTGCCAGTTAAGACACCATATTATACCCAATATGGAACAAAATCCCAGTTAATGCTCCACATCCAGTAACGCAATCCTACTTAACAAAAACCATGCTTGTTTGGAAAATGAATCAGCATCCCCCCCATGAGGGGATTATTTCTGCGTCAGTTAATCAAGCATGGCTTCATCTATTGCAGAAAATCTAAACAAAATGGAGTCCCGCTGGGCGAACCATATCGAATCGGGTTTCCCCGATACGGGACTGTTGAGGACGGCCCGCTATGTGCGACCTATCGCCTATCCTTTGGCTATACGGCTATTCCCCGATCCGTAAGGGTTTGGAGATTTCCCTTTCGGGTCTATCGTCCTCGCAGGATCAAAACAATATCTTGACATTCATCTTCCGCAAGCCTATTTTTCACGAATCAACCAGCAAGTCTGGAAGATGGTGTAAGGACTGGAAATCGAGATTGTGTCGAGCCACTCCCGAAGGTCAAGAGGACAGGAATAGCCGCCTGTCCTTGATTTGAGGATTCATAGCTGGGTGGACAAATGGTAAGTCACCAGTCTCATAAGCTGGAGATCTGGGTTCGATTCCCAGCCGAGCTATCAATCCCTCCTCATCCCAGTCCACCCAGTCAGACAAGGCTCCATAGGTCATTCTTGAAGCCGAGGGGATGCAGAAGCTCTAGTAACGCCTAGGGCTTCTTATGTTCACATCCGTTCACCTACCTAAAGGTATGCCTTCATCCAATCCAACTACTCCAATGTAGTAAACACCATCTACTATCCATCAATAGTAACTTTCCTTCATGTCTACAAAACTCAATTCTTTAGACATATCACCTTCATCATGTACAAATCATCGACATATCTTTACACATACCCATCATGTACAATCAAAAAAACTCCATCTCCTTTCAAGCCTACAAAGATGCTACCAAACTAGCGGCTTCGGGCGAGGAATACTCCCACCTAGTTGCCCTCATGGAACCAGAATACGCCCTTCGCCTCAAACTCTTCGTCCAAGACCTTCCAGAATCCGTAGCTCTAAAAACAATCTATGGTAAATGCCATTGGAAGGAACAGAGTGAAGCGAAACAAAAGAAGAAGAGGAAGTGAAACATCGGCTTTTTTAGGAAAAATTGTGGAGGGGTTTTCGCGAAATTCGCGCGGCGAACCTTCGCGATGTTAGGGGGGTGCCCGTCTTACAATGTCCCACAAATAATAGATTCCTTACACGATGTAAGACAAGCTAACATCACGCAAGGTCTTACAATGTAAGACAACGAACTACAAATCAATCGTCTTACAATGCCCGTCGCTGTAAGACATTGCCCCGCGAAGTTGGTCGATGCCCAACTGTAAGACATTGACGGATAACTGCGCGCCATGTTTGTCTTCGCCTAACCCGAAGATTGTCTTACCCGCGCTTGCAAGGTCTACCAGCTTACGGGACATATCCAGAGCCGAGATCGCAGGCATCTCGGCGGCGGCATTTGCGGCGGCTGATAAGGCTGTTGCCATCGAAGATCTGAACGAAGTTGACGATTTTTCCAGATGATTCTGCAAAGCTTCCCCAATCGTCGCGGGACTCGTTTCACCTGTTGCTTGTTCTCTCGCTCCCTTCACTTCCGCCATTGCACGATCCGCCTCCCTCCGTTTCTTTGCGGCTCTTGCTGGGGTCATCCAGCCCCTTCGGTGCGCTAATGTTCGCAGGGTTTCTTCTTTATATCCCAGCGCGTCCGCCGTTGCCTTGATCGAGCCTGTCGCCAAGATCATAGCTCTAATATCTTCGTCTGCGTGAACTATTTTGCGGGCTGGCATAGAATGAAACGGGTTTGCGGATTTGGCATGGAGTTTGAAGCTGTAATACAAGGAAAAACCTAACTTGTGAAAGGTTATATCGTCAACAGATAAGAAGAAAAACAGAATGGGTTTTAATCGCTCCAGAATGCCCGCAAACGAAGTGAGTAGGAATTTGGCTATGATGACCCACAAATGAAATAAAAGCGCCGTCACTTTGAAGGCTGTTGTCTTACGCCTCTGGAGCCTGTATTTATGCGGGTTGGCGGTTATTGTCAGACATTAAAAAGGGTCAATCTTTTCCTCTGAAATATTTTCATCTGAAGTGATCTTTTTCTTTCATTCTGATCTGATTTGAATAGATTTGATTTAGATCAAATAGATCGAACCTCGGAAGTCTACGAGTAAAACGAGAACGAATCCCAATCGGTGAAGGTGAAACCGAAAATTGTTCTGGAATCTGTTTTTTTAGACAAACCGCTCCCAGATTCGGCGGGGGGCGGCAGTCTGACCAAACTGGACAGAGACGGGAACGGGTCAACCGAACAAAATAAAACAAACAGAAAGAAAAAACATATGAGTCATGGAATCCAACAGCCACACGATATCGTCCTCTCAACGGAGGGTACAGAGTGGCACAAGCTAGCTGAACAGGTTGCAACAATCGGGGATATGGAAGTTGAAAAACTCCTTTTCCCAATCATCGAAAGTCCTTGCTTCATAGAAGTCGATGGACAGCGGACAGCATTGCCAGAGCACAAGGTGTTGTGCGCGGATCATCGAGGAATCCGCCCAGATTTGAAAGAATCTGACAGGATTGTCCCGCTTCATATCCCGAAGTCCTCGTACAATGTGATCGACAATCGCCAAGTTTGGGACTCGATGAAAAAGAGCCTTCGGGAAATTGACGCAAAGATCACTTCGGTCGGAACTCTTGAGGGCGGCAGGAAGTTCTTCATTTCCACCTCAATCGGGGATTCCGAACAGGTAATCAATCGGGACAGGTTCAAATTCCATTTGAACTTTATCACGAGCCATGACGGGACTGTTGCCATGAATACCTATGACAGTTCGATCCGCATTGTCTGCATGAACACCTTCAAATGGTCGCAGAATGCGGCGGGAGAAGTAGGGTTCAAAGTGTATCATACCAAGAATGCCGATTTAGCTCTCGATGGTCTGCCTGATTTGGTCAACTCAATCTTAAAGGGGAGGGTTGGCCTGAAGGAAGTCATGGAGAAGCTGGCGGAAACTTCGGTCAGCAAAAACGATGCCCTCAAGATTGCGGCGGGTTATTTCGCAACGACGACAGGAGACGCAAAACTCTCGACGCGCTCCATGAATGCGGCGGAGGAGATTGTCCGCCTGTTTGATCGGGGAGTCGGAAACTATGGTCAGAGCCTTTATGATCTGGCAAACGGCGCGACCGAATACTGGACAAGTGGGGACGGGACGGGGAAAGCTGGCGCGACAATAGCCCAGCGAACATATCGGTCTGAAATGGGGGCGGCGGCAGATCACAAATGTGCTTTTATTGCCATGCTCTCCTCTAAAGCTGACCTTGAACAGGTCATGGAGCGAGGAGTCGAGGCTCTCACCCTAGCCGCTCGATGACATTTCGCGACATTCCCACCGAACTGGTCAGGAATCAGCGAACCCGTGAGAGAAAGAGACAAGTCGAGGCTCTCATCGAGGCTCTTCTGGTGCTCTTTATCATGGCGGGGCTGACGGTATTAGCCGCCCTTCGGTTGATTGGTTAGACACTCCGCCCCCATGTGAAAGCATGGGGGCGGCAGTCTGCCCAAATTGGAACAGAGCCTTCCCGTGGGCATCACGGGACAATATAAAAACAGAATGGAAAACATGATCGAAAAAGCAATCGGTGAAATCGTGAGAGAGCAAAATGACAAGCATATCTCCGATATTCGTGAAGCTGTCTGCAACATGAATTCGGTTTTGGTTCGTCTCTTGCAACGGGTATCTGATCTTGAGGCTTCGGTTAAGCTTCTCAATGAAGTCACGCCCGTAGGCGGGAACGGATTGAGCGCAAGCCATCTCGACAGCCGCATCGACGAACTGGAGCGACAGATTGCAGAAAAGGCTGAAAGCGACGATCTGCCCGATCTGGACGATCTGCGGCAGGGGGTGGCGGATCAAGTCTGCTTGCGAATTTCGCAGGCTCTGAAAAATCTTGATTGAGTCGAAATCGAGCCTCCCAGCCTTCGGGCTGGGGGGCTTTCTTCGGTTCAAATAGAATCGGGCTATGGTCGGGGGCTTCCCGTCCTAATAAAAAAACAGAATGAAAAATAATCAAATGCGGGGCGGGTGCGTCGAGGTGGCGGGATTGATTCCCTCTGTCCTCGACAGCCTAGGAATCCCAGTAGAGGCGACCGAAGATATCCAGAGGGAACTCCATGAGGGGGGAACCTGCGAACCTTTGGTCTGTTTTCTATGCTATCGGGAGAGGGAGCGGAGGCTCGATCTGATGACCCTGCGGGGAGATCTCCTGCGGCAGGTCATGGAAATTGAGGCGGAACTTGGCATAAATTGAATTGAGAAAACCCAGTCTGGATAAAATCTGGACTGGGTTTTTTTGTGCCATCATCTAATAACATCAAAAATAAATCAAATAATTTCGCCCCATAAAAAAATTATTTAATATTGATTTAATATCGCCCCCAAAACATTGCCGATCTATCCGACCAACAGCTATCTAGCCCCAACAACTACCTAATTAGCATAAAGTTACGAATAATTTTATGGGGCGCATTTTTCATTTCTATTTTATGGGGCTTTTTTCATCCGCCTGAAAACCTCACTTGCTTTTCTTTGGCAAGTTGGGCATTGATTCGGATTGCATTTTGTTTGACAGCTTGGACAAATGTTTTCTTTTACCGAAGATTTTTTCATAATTTTCTAAATAGGATTTTGAGTTGCATGACCTTGGCGTGTCTCCTTTTCCAGCCTCATAATAAGGAACTCCCTTCATAGCTTCAGCATTCTCTCGGCTTGTTGCACATAGCAGTTCCTAACCTCATCTTTCTCATTTAGGTTGTTGATTAAAAGGCGCAGAATAGCCCTTAAACTGCTCACAGTAGTCTCTAGGTCATACCTCTGGTTCTCCATCCATTGGAGTTGTTTCTTGAGGCATTTAATGCGGAACATGGGGTCTGGTTCCATGTCCCGCTCTTCGTTGATCTCTTCGTTCATTCGTTGTTAATTACTGCCACATAAGTGGAGACTGCGAGGATAGCGGAGATAACGATTGCTAAAGTCATTTTATTGAATCCAGAATCTTCTCTGCCCGGCAGAGGAGGCATTTGTCCTTGTCCTGCTCTTCCTCCGTGCCGTGATCCAGCCCGTTCTCCTTGGCGAGAACGCCGATCATAACGTACATATGGCCCAGCAACTGCCACATATTGGGGGCTTGGGCGAACAGCTTGGCGAACTTGATGCTCTCGCCAATGTCGATTGAATCGTCCATAGTCAGAACGACTCGTCCGTTAGCGTCTAGGACGGTATCAGCGTCGGGACGCAGAGGGAACTCCATTGGTACTCGGATGTTTGTCTGGTCAATGCCAGCAGGGATAATGATGCTCATATTTCAGTTGTTACGGGTTGCGGTTGGGTTTGGGGTTGAATGCGCTCCTCTGGGAAGATCCGTTGACGAGCTTGGGTTTCAGTAAAGCCTACCATCTGAAGAGACTCAAGCATTATCTCGTCTGGAATCTCTTCATAAGGGGTCTGAACATAACGATCTAGGTGATTCCATCGTTTGCCATTTAATCGGCCTCCGAAGAAATCCCACCAGATGATCTTTGCCGTTGCGTTCCTGCGATCCACAGGAAGCATTTGAATTTGCTCCAGCCATTCTTCGGGCGTTCTCTTCTTCATTGGTTTTTTTGTGCCTTCTGAAATATCTCCAAATTCCAATTCGACTGTGCGAATGGGAAATTCTGGATTTACCTGCGTGAATGTATGGGTCATTAGATGTAGTATTCAGCAAACTGCTTATTGTTTCGTACTACGAGCCTGCGCTTGATGCCAGCACCCTCCTTGCGGAGTTCGTGGATACGAGCGGCGAGTCGGAAGCATCCGTACTTGTTAAGGGCTTCCAGAGCAGTGATCTTCTTCCTCTGGATGATGTGGCGATAGATCTTGTTGGCTTGCGATTTGTTCGTGTGTTTCATTGATTGTAGAAGTGAAGTATTTTTTCGATTTCGTCTGCAATTTGCTTTGTCTTGCCAAGTGAGTTCATTTTTTTGATCTCATCAAGGGATCTCAACAAGGCAATGATTTGACTTTCTAGGTCTATAATCTTGTGTTCAGATTTCATTTTCAGCGTTGTGAATGTCCTTCTTGGTTACTTTAATCGACAGATTGTACATCCAGAGGTCGAAGTTGTCTTTGTCGTCCCGCCATTTACGGGCGAGGAACTCCAACATCTTTTGCTCGACATGGTGCTTGTACAGCCAGAGGCCAAGTACATAGGCGAAGGTCAATCCCAACGCCCCGAAGATTGCGACAAAGGTATTCATTAGCGTTCGTGGATGACGATGACTTGTGGGGTCGGCTGTGGCTTCGGCTCCGACCATACTGCATCATAGTAATGTTGCATCATGGTTGAGTATGCCGTTGGGACTGATTGCTCCCGTTGCTCTGGACGAACGGAATAAAGACGGGGATAGGGATCGTACCCGCTCCCCCTGCATCCCTCTAGGTAATCGTCTGCCTTGAGGGGTTGACCAAGAAGGGCGGCGACTGCCAGCCCGTATGATGCGGCTTTGTAGTTCATTTTGATTCGATTTCTTTTTTGGCTACGGTTGCGATGTGGAGGAGTTCCTTGGCTCTCGGAACGGAGATGGTGATCTGATCCAGTCCGACTCGCTGGGCGAGTTTGAGCTGGCAACGGATCAGGGGTTCGACTGCGTGGACTAACAGGTGTGTTGTTTTCATTGTGTTTGGTTGGGTTGAATTAGTCTTCGTACTCGACATATGCGTCACGGTCTGGCTCTGCATCATTGGTGATTTCCTCAAAGTCAACCTCGTGGTTGCACTTGGGGCATTCTTCGGGCCAGATCTCTGCTGGCGTATCATCATCTGCGTCTAGGAAGTCAACCTTGAACTCATGGTTGCATTCCTCGTTGTTGCATTTGTATTCGATTTTCATGTTTTGTGTTTTAGCAGGGCTGGTTGATTCCCTTGAGATCAGTCTTTCAAATTTTGCATGGATGTCAAAATTTATTTTTAATTATTTTCAATCGACTCTAGAGCCGCATAAACACTAGCTCTAAAAGGAGAAGCCCTCCGTGCGGAACCAATCGCAGGAGGGCTTCGGGGGGTTGATGATGTTCAAATAGGGGACATGACACCCTGTTCGGAGATCTCCTCCGACTCTATTTCATCAAAACTAAAATGGGATCTCTTCGTCTGCTTGCGGAGCGTATCCGTTTGCCTTGGACTTGTTGTGAGCATTGGGCGTGAAAGCCTTCTTCTCACGAGGCTGTCCTACCTTGATAGACAGGAATGGCTTCCCTGCCTTGCTGGTCTTTTCCCAAAGGGAAATCTCATAATCCTTGCCCTCGACATTGAGGGGGCCGGAGTATTGAGGAGCCTTAGGGTTGGGGTTGTCTTTGCGGAACGCCGCTCCGCTATTGGTGTTGTCGTATTGCATTGTTTGTTTTGGTTATGGTTCGTCAAAGCGCATATAGCTCTCACGAAATTCAAGAGGAATCCTAGCTTTGGCACAGGCTCGTGCAAGCCTTATATTCAAGAACCATCCGAAAGGTTTTTCTTGCTCCCTCTCGATGACTAAAAATAAATCGCAGTCGTGTTCGATTGCTCTTGACTCGCGGCTTGCGCCATCAGCATTGAGCTGGGTCAGGGCAATGATCGTGATGCCAAGCTCCTTCGCAAGCTGTTTCAATGTCCTACTTGCTTCGGCAACCTGTCTTTCCCTGCTATCCTTGCGGTCAGTCGGGGAAAGAAGCTGGATGTAATCCACGACGATCAGGCGGGTGTGATGGACAGCACACATACGACGCATAGCGGCTCGGAGTTGGAGAGGATTCACATCTCCCTCGTCTCGGATGAAAATAGGAAGAATACTGGCTTGGCTTGCGGCTTGACTGATCTTGTCCATTTCCTGCTTCGTGGGTTGCTTGGAAAGAACGCTGATGTCAACTCCTCCATAGCTGGATACCACCCTGTCAAATAGCTCTCCGCTACTCATCTCAAGGGAGATCACTCCCACGGGGATTCCTCCGTTAGCAACCCTAGTCGCCATGTTGACTGCCATAGATGTCTTACCTCCCTTGGTAGCGGCTCCGATCACGATGAGTTGCCCCTCTCGAAATCCTCCCGTAATGTCATCAAGTTGCTTGAATCCTGTGGGGATGCCGATCAGCTTCCCTCGATTCTTGAAAATCTGCTCGTAGGTGTTGATGCGATTAAGCGCAACTTCCTTGAGCGATTCAATCCTTCCCTTGCTCTCGGCATCAGCGGCAACAGCCACCAGAGCCTTCTGCACGACCTCGGACAACTCTCCAGCCATTGCCGGATTGTTGGCTGAATCAATGATCCTTTCGGCGGCAGAAATCGCCAGACGGGCTGTATGCTTGTGGCGAAGGATCTCCAGATAGCTCTGCCAGTTGGAGGTGACGGCAGGGGACAGGAAGGCTTCCGTAAGGATTGCGGCTCCTCCCGCCAGCATATCTAGAGTTCCGGCTGTCATCATGTGATCGGTTAAGGTCACAAGATCGCAGTCCTTGCCCTCCTTCCAAAGCTCCAGAGCGGATTCAAAAATCCGCTTGTGGTCTGGATGGAAGAAGAGCTTGGGGCTGGCGTGGTCAGCCGCCTCGTTGAGGATACTGATGTTCTGAATGACGCAGGATAGGAATGCCTTCTCTGCGTCTATCGCTTGTGGGATTTCGTTTGGCATGGTTCTATATTGGCTAGGGGTTAATCCTTCTTCTTTCTCCCCCTAGGCTTTGGCTCCGGCTTGGCGGCTTGCAATGCCCAGTACAAGTCAACTTGCTTCTGGAAGACAAACCATTCTTTCGATAGGTCTTCCCTCCAGACCACTTCAAAGTCTCCCTCCTCTTCCTTGCCGATACGTACGATGGCGTGAGATTTGATTTGATTCGTCTTGCAGGAGCATGGCTCTCCCATTGCCTCATATTCAGCAGTTGGCTGATTATGATTCCATAGTTGTGCATACCCAGCGCATTGCCTCCAGTAACTATCGCTAATCTTTTTGGAGGTCTTGAAGTCGATCAGCACATGATCTCCGTTATGCTTCCTTGCGATTAAGTCAATCGTTCCCCCGTAGCGATAAGCCTCGTTGACCAACTGGATCTCCGTTGCAACCTTGGTGAGATTCTGATCCTCCCACCAATCTAGGAACTTTGTGTAGCAAACCAAAGCACGGTCGATTTCTTCTTGCGTGTAATCGGATAGATCGCATACGAACCCGTTGAGATATGCCTCACACATAAAGTGTGCGATGGTTCCAATATCTGCCGCTTTGTCCCTTTCTTTGCGATAATCTTTACCTTCTTTGCCAAGTTTCCAAGCCCAGCAGATAAGGGCTTCTGGCGAGTCTCCGATCTTGCAGATCGTGCTTCCCCCCGGCACTTCTGTTCCATCTTTGAGTTTGTATTTTTGGTGTTCACGATTTCGTTCAAGTTTTATTTTTTCCATGACCTTACTGATACGATGCCTCTAGCTCATTGTTCAAGACATATTTTTCCCAATCTTCAGAATTTTGTGTTTGACTTGCAGTAGCGTTTCCCAATCCGTTTTGGTTCACAAAAAGCTCGACAAGCAGGGATAGAGCATCAGCCCTATCGGGAGAGTTTCCCTTGGTGCGCTTTTTCAAATCCTTCTTCGATTCCAACAAAGTCTTTTCATTCTTGAGTGAGTAGATACGAGCGCATAGCTCCCTTGCAGTCTGATCGTCCATGCCCCTCATGCGTCCTGCCATCACCACTACCTTGATCTGGCTCCAGAGTTGCGTGACTCGGTTGGAATAGACTTGCTTGGCTGGGCGAGGGTCTTCCACGCTGATTGGAGCGTCCGTGGCGGCTCCACCAAAGCTCACCCGAAGGAATCCATTCTGCCATCTCTGGCTGATAATGTCGGCAATACCAGCACCAGCACCCGTTGCGTCCAATGCGAAGTCTTCTGGTCTCACTCCTCGCTTCTCTAGCTCGTTAATCGTCTGGTCTGCGACTTGATAGAACAGGGGATAATTTGGATCATCCATGAGATTAAGTCTTACGATGTCTGTAAGCTCTAGCATCACTTGGTTGTCATCAGCCTTTCCTATCTTGGCAAATCGCAGGATACAATCGTCACCATCCGTGGTGAAGGCAGGATCAAGAGCGGCTATCGTCTTAATGCCTCCACCAGCCCAGATGACTTTCTCCCTAGCCTTTCCTTCGGCAATCATTGCGCTGTCAAGGATTGTATTCCTTGCTCCAGACTTGCTCCACATCCCTCGGCAATAGCTATTCCATTCCAGACTTCCCTCCCCGAAGTTCTTGCGGATGATCTCCACATTATCTTGAGAGAAGAGGTAGGGATAGATGATTCGTCCTGCCTTCACATTCGGGGACTTTAGCCCGTCAAATCTCACGCAAACGCCAGACTTGGTTTCCCAATGCTCGTCATCATCTCCAATGCTTCCCCACCCCATTCTGGGTTCGCAGAACAGCCCATGCGGATCGAACATGGATGATGCGTTAGCGATTGCAATGAAATGATAAAAGTCCGTACCAACTTCCAAGTTCGCCCTCGCGGAGAATACGGCAGGATTGGTCTGTGCCGCCTCGTCAACCATGATTACCATTCGGGGAAGGTGAACGCCCTGCAACTTACCTACGGCTTGTTCTACAGCCCCAGAATCGACGGCAAGGGCTATGATAGAGCTTCTATCGTCTCCCTTGTTGAACTGGATCTTGGTTTGGGAATCCACCACATTCAATCCAAATAGCGGAACCGCTGGACGAACGAACCGCATCATTTCAGACCAGATGCGACCTCGGAGGGAGGGAACGGTTGTGGAGGTTAAGGCAACACGGGTTCCCATTGGTCTAGCAAGATACTCGACTAGGGACAGGAGGGTGAAGGTGAAGGTCTTACCAGCCGCCGCACACCCAGTAACGCCGATCTCCCTGTAGCTCGTCCATGCCCAGAGAGCCAATTCATTCCAATCATTCCATGACTTAATCACATCGGGCCACAGCATTGCGATACAATGCTTGATATGTTGCCCTCTGCTTATCCCGCTAATGCGAGAAGGGTCGGCATCAGCCACCATTAACAACTCAATCTCTAATTGAGTTATTGATGGATGCTTGCTGAAGTCTAGTCCGTAAGTCTGGAGCTTCATTGAAATTGGGCCGTCTAGGTAATGCTCCTAGCCAACCGTTATGGTATCGGATTTACAGTCCGATCTGCGTCTTTAGCAGGATAACGACCCTATTAATTAGCGAAGCTGGGAGCGGATAGCGTCAAGAGCAGACTTGGGCTTCCCACGGGACTCGCCTTCCGTATCGGTAGCGGTTCCCTTGGTGATCCTAGGCTGGACTTTAGCATCCTGTGCCGCCCTGTTCTTGTACTTGGAAAGCTCTGCCTTGAGCTTCTCGTTCTCGGCTACAGCCTCCCTAGCAATCACGGCAAGGAAGGGAGCAACCGCCATTTCATTCTGACTGGCGTTGCCATGAATGATATTACGAGCGGCTTCGATGCGCTCATTAACAGCCTTATCGTGGTCGGCATCTCCAGTCAGTCGGAAGAACTCGCTCTTCTGGGCGAGGTGTCCCTTGACGCGATCAAAGTTCTTATTGATCGTCTCCACGGTCTGGATCTGCTGTTGCTGTTCAGCTTGAGCGATCTGATTCGCAGTAGTTCGATAATCTGTGAGAGCTGTTTCCAAGTTTGCTCTCTTTGCATCGGCATCGTTAACAAGTTGGAGAAATGCGGCACTAGCCGCACCGCCCCCGAAAGACTCGTCAATGAAGCTAATCCGTTCACGCCCCTTAAGCGATAAAGCCTTCTCTGCAATGCTCTCATCCTCGCCAATCTCTTTTGCGAACTCGGTAGCCTTGCTAATAGCATCTTGGTAGGGTTGTTCATAATTTTGTTTGAATTTAGGAGAACGCTCAAAGGCTGTACGCTCCAGCTCTCCTTCTAGTTTCTCTAGCTTCTCACGATATTGAGCAACCTCGCTATCCTTGGCTTTAAGGGATTCCTCGTAAGCCTCTGCCTTCTTGCGAAGCTCTGCGATGTTATCCTCCTTGGACTTCTTGCCTTTCGGCTTTTCCTCGACGATGGGTTCGGGATCTTTGGTCAGATCCAGATCAGAGATGTCAAAGTCATTACTTGTCTTACTTTCAGACGCAGAAGATTTGACTTCATCCTTAACAGATTCCTCCTCAACAGGGCCGGAGTTCTTCCCGTCCATGTTGTTGAGGAAGTCTTGAATGTCCACATCCTTAACCTCGTCGAATCCGGCGGGGGTTCGGACAACGGCAGGAGCCTCCTCCACCAGATTGTCTGGGAGAGCCTCAAGGCTCTTTAGGTCAATCTTCGGGATGTTGGGCTTCTTGAGCTGGTTGGTCAGTACGCTCTCAAAGTTGTCTGCAACTGGAGCGTGTTGGGTTGTGGCGATAACTGGATCGGCACTAATCGTTGTTGGGTTGGTGTCTGGCATAAATTAAAATTCCCCTGTGTAGGTTGGCTCGATATTGACAAGCTCTTCGTGAGCAATCGTAAGGTCATTGAGATCCTTAATAACGCTTGCGCGACCAGCATCAAATCCAAATAGGACTTCTGCACTTGCGGCAAGTGTGGTGATCGCAGTAGTGGTTCCAAGGGTCTTGGCGGCTGTCATCTCGTTAACAACAGCCAAAGCCTGTTGGATAATAGGAAGCGACAGGGCTTCCTTGAGTTTAGGCGCGAGGGTTGTATCCCGCCTCCATTCTTCGTATGTCATAGTTTGTGGTTGTTTTTACAGCAGATCTTTCTGTTCTGGCATTTCGTCATCGCTAAAGATAATGTTATTTTCTTCAGCGGTGTGAATTTCGTTAAGAGCGTCAATAACTGCATCGGTGTGTACAGTCAAGCCGAATCCTTTAACTCCTTCGGCGTGTTCGCGGCAACTTTCGATTGCCTCCTCAATGGTATCGCCAATGCCGATACAATCGCCAATTTCACTCATCCGCACCCCTTCGGTAGGAATGATATATCCTTGACCCTCAATCTCGGCATAGTTGCGCCACTTAATCCATTGGCGAACCTTGGGGTCAACGGATACAGGACACCATTTGTCTTCAGCGAATGAAGAATGGATAACAGCCAAGGCTCCGTATTTAGCTCTCCAGACTGGATCAACCAGAATGCCGTTAGCTCCTGCTTCCACAATCTCCCCCACATTCTCAATCATCTCCCAATACAGGGCAGAGGGAGGGGCGGGGCATCGGGTAGTAAGGTCGATAAGGTAGGGGGTTCCCTCGTCGGTAACTCTAATTTCCGTTGAGAAGAATTGAGCATAACCAGCCTCCTCCAAGAACGGAGCCAGCTTCTCATTAACCACTCGCACAGGGTCGGATAGCTTGTCATAATCACGAACTGCTCCTAGGTATCCCTTGTCCTTAACCTCTACGCCCGTCAAGCAAGTGGATGGGAACTCCCCGTTAATGCAATAGCCGTCGTATCCGGCTTCCACTACGGAATCTACCTTATGCTCAATAACGAATGGAAAAACATTGCAGGCTCCACCAAGCTCATTCCAAAGCTCGTTAATGCGAGGCTCTGCCAGCTTCCAGTTCTTTGATTCAAATGTTTCTGCGATCCCTCGGAATCCAGAGATCTTCACATAAACATCCTCGTTGTTCTCTAGGTATTCACGCAGGGCTGGCATCCCAGTAACAAGCTCACACTTGCCCACGGGCAGACCAAGCTCTCGCATCGTCTCCTTTGCCCTCCAACGCTGGACTTCCAGCTTCTCTCCTAGTCCCGCACCCCAGACCTTATAGCCGTGGGAACGGAGCCATTCAGCAAGCTGGTAGAATCCCACATCGGGGAATACGATAAAGTCCACATCGTCTACGAGCCTCCACATATCCTCGACTCGCTCAACTCCACGCAGACCAGTACCCACCATAGCGGGGCCATGTTTGGGAAAGGAACGATCAGCATAAGGAACGAAATAGAAAACCTCATGGTCTTCAGCTAGTCGTTCTGCGAAGGCTGTAAAAAGCCCGTGGTCAATTACCAAACACTTACTCATTCGTCTGTCTCCATTTGTTCTGCTTGTAGATCCCTAATTGAAAGGATTAGATATTTATGTGCTAACGCCAGTTCAGAATCCTTCCCGTGGAAGGTTCTGTGGTAGAGGTAGCGATCGTAAATTAGGCTAACGATTTGTTCCGTAGCCTCCAACTTCCCCGCATCGAAGGGGTGCGTTTCCATTTTGTTTTGTTTTTAGGGTTGTATTGCGCCGTATTTTTGAGCGGTCTTGATGCGGTCAACCATCAACCGCTGGGCGGTTTTCTGGTCTTGCAACTGCATCTGATGCTGTGCTTTGGCTTGCTTGATTTGAGCATCGTTTTGGAACTTCATGCGGTCAAGCTGAATTTTATTCATAGCAACCATTGTCTTTGGATCTTGCTGACCCGCCTGCGCCTGTTGCTCTTGAGCCGCCTGCTCCTGCTCGTTAATCTGCTCTGCGAATTTCGCCATCTGATCGGCAATCTTCATCAGTTCAGAAAGCTGTTCGTTCATCTCCTCGTACTGCTCCTTGCGAGTAGGATCTTCCTCCATGTACTTGAGATGCGTCAGCATATGCGGGATAAGAGCCTGTAGAGCCTTATCTCCAGCGCGAGGATCAAGCTGTTTCTCCTGTACTGCCTTAACCAGAGTACCAGCGAACTGCATATGGACGGTAAGGTGAGTAAAGTGATTCTGATCGGGATCAATGAGAACTTGTCCACCCTGCTGGAGGGCATTGTTCTCAAGGGATGCAATCGAAAGATCGCTTCCCTCTGGCTTGGTTTCCTCTGGGATACCGAAAGTCTCCACCCCAGTTTGACCAGCAATCGCGGCAATATTAGCGTTGATAACCCGCTTGCGGTTTGATTCTGGCAACTGGGGCAGATATTCGCTAATCAGTTCCATTGCCTGCATACGAGCGGCAGAGCTACCCTGTCCGATAGAGCGGGTAGCCTTAACGCTTTCAATGTCGAGAAGGGCGGCGGCAGGGACTCCGCGATCCATACAAGCCTTCTGGAAGCGCAATGCCTCTGGGCCTCCATGATCCTCCTCAATCAGATTGGGGTTACTAGCACGACGATAAACCTCGGCATAGTGAACATCTAGGGTCTGGAGGTAGATCTCGGCTAGGACATTGGTGAGTCGGCTCTTCTCGCCAATCTCAAACTCAACTTCCTTGTTTCCCTTCTTGCGACCAGTTCCTCCTGCAACAGTAGGGCCAAATCGTCCAGTATTGTCGCTCTCCTGTCCTTGGAAGAAGGATGCCGTCTGCATGGCGGCAGAGAGATTCGGGGTGACATTCTGCTGAACGAGGTTAAGACCGGGAGGGAGGATGCGATAAGGCCCAATCTGGACGGTTTTCAGCTTCTCTGCATCAGCCGCAGTCTGAGGCTGGAACATCGTGCAGGAGGAGAGGATAACACCCTCCATAAGGGCGTTAAGCATCCTGTTGTTAGCCTCGCCATAGGCAAAGGCTTCCTGACCAAGACCTCTTACTCCATGATAAAAGCCATTGCCAACACCGTTAAGAAATACAGTAAAAGCATTTGAGAACTTGGCATATCGGGAGGGTTTGGCGCAGAGCCATTCAGTAGAATTGAGACGATCAAAAATGTAATGGGAAATGCGACCATCATACTCTTTAACATACATATGAGCCACTTTGATAATCTTGGACTTCGCATAGCTGTAGTATAAAGCGTTGTTCTTCAATTCCTTCTGATACCACTCCCAAGGACGACGCTGATCTTGCTCGTCCACCCTAGCCGACATGATAGCTTCTCGGCATTCCTCAACATCCCATCCTCCACGGGAGGCGGCTTCCTCGTCTTCGATATAAGAGTAAAGCTGTTCGCAATACATCTCATCCAGAACATAACAAAACTCCCAGTTGTTCCAATCCACTTTAACTCCCTTTGGAACTACGAAAGCCCAAGGCTCAAGGGCTTTAGCCCTCCAGTCAACGCCATCTGGGAAATACATCGGCCCCTGTCCATGAATAACCAACTGCTTCTGACAGACTTGGTGCTGGGCGAGGAAGTTGGGGTTGTCCCTCTCTAGGAGCTTGTGGAACTCGTCAGAGATGATCCTGCTCCATTCCTCCCTCTTTCCCATATCCTTGCCATACTGGGTCTTAATTGTGGCGTAGGTAGGAACGGAGGTAAGGATGTCAAAGTAGGGGATAACGGCATTCTCAATCTTTGCCCTAGCATGACCCCAGTTTACATTGATTCGGTCTGCCTGTCCTGCCTCACGAAGCTGTTGCTCGTTATAGGGAGGATTACCATCAATCATCCCTTGGATCTGGGAACGGCGATAAGAGGCAATCTGATCGTCATCAATCAGCTCATAAAGCATAGACCTAGCCGCACCAGCAGATTCAATCCTCGTTTTGGGAGGTTTCTCACCTACATTTGGGTCGTCTAGTCCGAAAGTAATCATATATGGAGTTCAGATTGTGCCGTGTTAAGGTCTGGGTTTTTTAACCAGCACCAGTTGGGGCGGCTCTCTGTTGTCGCTGATTTCTCTCCAGAAAGCAAGATATTTCTCTTGACATGAACTATAGCCTCATTCCTGCAACCGCAGATGCCACAATTCTGTAACCTGCTATCTGAAGTGGTTTTACGACTACCTTTAACCTTGGCTACCAGTTCAGTAACTTGTCGCATAGCCCCACAGCCCATACAGAAGTTAGATGGTTTATTCTGATAGCACCTAGCGCAGATAGCCGCTCTCTGGTTAGCCTCGTCTTGGGAAACAAACACATCCTCCCCTTTTAGGGTTTCGATAGCCATCTTGTAAAGAGAGGTTATGCCCTTAACGATGTTTTCCGCCGTAATGTTGTTTTCTGGGTTGGCGGGAACCCCATCCACATAGGTACACCATCCCTCTGGGAGTTGCTTGCACATCTGATCCTCCACTCTCTCCTGCCAGTCATCTGGCAAGGGGAGGTTGTTGTCCTTGTAGTGCTGTTTAATCCTAGCAAGGAGTCCAGCCATCGTATGCTCGTTGGCAATACGATAGCCCGTCTCTGGGACGGTAAAGCGATAAGACCCCGGAGGGACGCTATCTCCTTTAATTATCCTTTGTCTAATCATCTCCTTTAATGATCTCTAGGGCTTGCTTCATCCCTTCGTGGAAGCCATCTAGGAATGCCGCCGCCATGTATTCCCTATGACCATCTGCACTCCCGTGGTTACTGCTGTAGGTACGAACACCCTTGGTATCGAACCATTCGTTAAAAATATCTGGGGCTGGTTTAATCTCTTTCATTTTAGTTCTTCTGGTTGGTTATCGTGCCAAGGAGCCTCTTCCTCCTCTTCGTCCGGCAATGAGTTTGGGGCCGGGACTAACACTATATTTAAGGTGCTTGATTGCTGTTCCAATATTTTCTCCAATTCCGTCAACAAATTCTTCTTTCCAGTGGGGAAAGTAGGCGTGGAGCAACTCATGGGAGACAACATCTGCGAGGTGGCATCCATGTTTGCGGTTGATAATGACTCTGCGATTTTCATAATCACATAATCCTTCATTCGCTTTGCCCTTCGTTTTGCCAGTATCTCCCCAGCCATACTGCCAAGTTCTTCCAGCGATTTGAAGTTTGCCAACATATTCCCATTTGTCTTTCATGTTTTAGGGAAAGTAAAGAGTATAATGAAGGTGACTAGAGTTAGGAGCATAAGCCCCATTTCATTTTCCCATGTCATGTGTTTCGTTTGGGCAGGATCATTCCCTTGCGCTCGATATATTCATATCCAGCGGCTTCATCGACATAGATCCTCCAAGGGATATTCCCCCTGTTAAGATCCTTGATGACTTGGTTTTTGAATCGGGTATCCCTCATGTTCTTGGGGTCGTAAGGCCCAGCAAGGATGGCAAAGTCTTCTTCAATATAGTATTCGGATGGTAGTTGTTTCATTTAGATTTGATAAGTTTGTAATGGATTTCTGGATAAAGACCGCGAGTGCCATTGATATAGAATTTCTTTGATTCTATAAGTCCTGCTCTCTTCAACAGCTTGATATTCTTTGAAGTGTTGGATTGAGACAAGCCCATAAGATCCCTCACTTCGTCTGCCGTGTGCCAATCATCTGGCACTTCTTCAGCCAGTTTTTGTTTCGCTCTTGCAATGGCATTTGCCCATTCGTTTGCGCTCATAGTGGCAACCTCCATTCTTTAGAAAACTCACTCCTAGTTAAAAGCCATACGGCTGAATCATTTCCGATTACCTCTCCGATAACCATTCCTTGTCTCCACCCAAGGGTAGCCCTTCGGCATTTACTATATTCCATGCTTGCTTGTCGTGTAAGAGTACCAACACAGAATCCAGAAGATTCCTTGATAGTTCTACCCTCTGCCATTTGACTGCGATGGGTATGAGCAAATATGACATTACCTCCGTATATTTCTGCCATATCTCTAGCAGAATTTTCATTATAGATCGTACCGTGGGTAAATGTGCAGTTCCCAAGAATATATTTTTGAAAAACTCCACTATACTTGATTCTACGGCATTTAATTTTTTCAAACCATTCGTCTATATGCTGATCAATAGATTCTGCACAGCATTGGATAATTGAGCTTCGATCTCCCTTTGCTGTTTGGATTCGATCTTCATGGTTTCCATCTAGGGCTATGGTACATCCAATATCCTTTAGAAATTGAAGACCCCCATCAATATCTGGTCTAACTGGTTCCCGTTCATCACTAGAACCAGCCGCCCCTTTTCTCCAAGCGGCAGTATCAGACCAGTCACCCAGATGAATTATTTCTTTTGGTTTCCACAAGTCAATCGCACAATGAACTGCTTCTTCGGCGGTTGGATCTATGTACCCACCATGACTGCAACCAATAGATAAAAACTTGGTTGACTTTTTACCAATATGGGGGGCTTTCGCCCCCCTTGTTTTAGGCTTTGGCTTTTTCACTTTGAAGCATCTTGTTTGCCGCTTCAACCTTCTTTGCAAATTCAAGATCTTTGCAATAAGAAGATTGCTCTGGGGCGGTGAATGTTGTGATTAGATCTGGCCTCCAGAATGGAATCCAAGATTTCCAAGATGGTTCATCTTTAAGGGTATAGATTGTCTTGCCCCTCTTTGCAGTTCCGCAAGAGTAGAAATCACTATTCCTGTCCCAAGAAGGAGAGCCACAGCAAGAGCATTTACAGAATCTCAACCAAGGGGACTCTCCACACACAAAATCTGAAGTAGACATTTCAAATGGATTACTCATTTGGAGTGATTGTTACAATTTCCCACTTACTAGGATCTTTTTTGGACGGGCAGACCCCCGCATCTACAAGGGTTCCTTCCTTACCAAGATCCGTAGCTAGGTTAAACAGCTTCTCGTCGAAGGTCATAGTCTCCATCACCTTGCCGTTGTCGTTGAACTCAATCGCGTAGAGAACCCACTTCTTTGGGCTACCTTCCTTGCTCTGGGCGGCAATCTTGGTATTGGTCGGGAGAACGCCCCTCCAAGTTGCAGTCACATTGCCAGCAGGACGAACTGATGGGTTGCGATCCATTACCTTCGCTACGGCTGGACGAGCCTCTTCCTTCTTGGCGGGGAGATGCTCGTTTCCATCCAAGTCCTCTTCGGTGGCAAGCCCAAGAACTGCGGCTAGGGCATAACGACGAGCATAGGTTATGGCTCCCCCAACTCCCTGTGGGGACTGATCCTTGAGTGGGAGGAGCAGGGTCGTGGAAGTGCTGTGACCAGACTTGTGAAGGATCGTGGTTTCAACCCCAGCAGTCCCTTCCAAGAACAATGGCTGTTGCTGAACAGCTAGACCATGCTTGGCGAGGATTGGACGAGTTGCGTCAACGATTGCATCCAACGGGGCATACTTGGATTTGAAGTATGGGTTGGCGGCTGTCTTGGGAACATTGGATAGCTCCCCGATTGCGGCTACGAGAGCCTGTGCGTATTCCTGCTGTGGTGTTGCTTCTGTTTTCATTAGGTTGTGTTTTTATTAGCCTCTCTCGTCGGCCTCGATCATCGAGTCGTCGATAAAGGAAATTGCTTCGTCTAGGGTTTCGCGTAGTTCCTTGAGGGATTCAAGCAAAATCTCAACTTTCTCTTCGGGAGTGAGTGGAGGATTTTCCATTAGTGCTTGCCGATAAATACGGAGAAGAACGCAACAACCGAAATCGTTGCGGAGAGAGCAACGATCCAGAACAGGACATTGAGGCGTTCTGCAACAATTTCGATATTCTCTGCGAGGGAGTCGATGTCGATTTTGTTGTGGCTTGTTTGCAGTTGGACTGATGCGAGTCGGATTGAGATTTCATCCTGCTTGCTGATTTTTGGTGCTTTGGGTTTGGTTGTTTTGGTTGTCATAGGAGTTTGGGGTGGGGGATTTCTAATTATTTGATCGGGCTTGATTGAGTTTGGGATTATTCGGTATGGGCCGACTTCCTCAAACTCCTCAATGTGATACATCGTTTTTGATTTCATTGATTGATGGGGTTTGTATTGGTTGGGGTGGGGAATGTCGAGAATTATTTTGAAAAAAGATTCTCCATGATCGGAGCCAGATAGGAACTGGATCTATCGGAGGGGTACTCCGTAAGACAATAGTTGATTGCGGCTATGAGCGATGCTTGCTTGTGCTTTAGCTCGACCATTCTGGAATTGATTTCATCAATCTCTCGCTGTTGGTTGAACGGGTTATTGCATTTGCGGCAATACGATTCGTGGTGAAAATATTTGCCGACTTTGAACTTGGAATACTCTTCCGATTGCTTGCGGAGCTTGTCTCCAACAATGTTGAGAGCTTCGTCTAGCTGTTGCTTTTCTTTTTCGTATGGGTCTTTGTTGTTCATGGTTATTTGAGCTTCTGGATCTCGTCTCGGAGGTAGCGGATGCAAACGACTAGGGTAGGTATTGGATCAATAGACCAATCGCGCTTTTCGACGTAAACCAACTCTTTTTCCAGCGGCATCTCCTCTTCTTTTGAACTCTTCGGAGATTCCGAAGGGTTGGGCAACGGGCGGCGGGTGCGGAAGCGCATGGCTTTGAAGTGTCCAGCTTTTACGCCTAGTTCAAACGACCATGCCTTCTTCCATTCGCCTTTGGTCTTGTCGTGGTGCTTTGGCTGAACTTCATCCCCCTCTTGAATAACCTCGTCAGGGCCAAGCTCTCGCCATTCGGTGTCCTTTTGAGAAGGACAGGTTTCGGTGGATGTGTCCTTTTTAGAAGTTTCCTCTGTCGTTGGGGTAAGTTGCTGAATCTGCGACCTATAGTAACTTCTGCGGTCTGGATCTTCAATGTATTCGACTATGATTGAAGCGACCTCATGCAGTTGTTTGAACTTCGCATCGGTATTCCCCTCATGGGTGATTTTTGGTGCATGATCTAAACTGACGGGTTCCTTGCAATCGCAATGGCTGAACTTGTGCGTGGTGTTAGAGCAAGTCGGGTTAGCGGGTTCCGTGCTTTCGATCTTTGAGAAGCCTCCATACCACTCTTCCATCGTCACGCCTTCAATGGTTGGTTCCGTTACATTTCCTATGCACTTATCAATTTGTGCAGAGGTTTCGGGTTCCTCTGGCGCGGGGGCGAGTCCGTGAAACTGATCTCTCCAGTTTTTAACTATTTTGTTCCATTCCCATTCTGCACAATGCTTTTGATGGGATGAATTGCAAAGCAAGGTTTCGGCCCATTCGCATAGCTCACGGAGCCTTGCATAGTCTTGTTCCATTTTTTCCATGCGCTCGGCTTCAATGGGCGAAACAAGCACAAAAGATTTTAAGGTTCCTCGAAGGTTTTCGTTTTCCTCACGGAGCCTTGCGACCTCGTTGTCGGGTGTCTGTGGTTCCTCGCCAGCAAAGAATGTGGTAGTTGAATTAACGGGTTGTAATGGTTGCATGGATTGATTCTTACGAATGGTTTCTGCGCCTCGCAGGATTTGGTTAATCTTGTCTTGGATTCCGTACATATCAGTTGATGTCTTCTGGTTTCACTTCTCGCTTCATGGCGTTAAGCAAATCGCAATGGCGTTGCGCTGTAGTTTCGTCATCGAATGCCGCTTCCATAGGCCAATCGGCAGTTGTTCCAAGGTTTTCATCAACAAAGTCGATATACTCGCGCATGAGTTTACGGAGCCTTGCGACCTCGTTG